ATGGGATTGATCGTAAAGATTGCCGGTGTTCCCGTCGTCCCATTAAACTTGTACGTCGCCAATAAGTTGGTGATCGCAGTGATAACCACCAGCTTATCGCGAAGAGCTTGAACCAGCATAAAGCCTCCTATCACTTAAGCATCTTATGGAACAGCCCCGGAAATTGCGGTATCACTTTGTTATAGGCTGGTCGCATAAAAGGACGAGCCGGTATATTTACTGATTTCACACAAATGAACATCAATTCACCACGCTTGACTAATTTCTTTTTATGTTCTACACTTTCTTTTAGCACGAGTAAGGCTAGGTCATCGCGCACCTTTATAAATTCTAGCTCAAACTCACTAGCTCGCTTTCCATATGCTGATGGGTGGAAAGGGATGGTGAGCCATTGCTTGGAGGTGGGCTGAATGTTAGGTCGTCCAAACTCATGCACACTTCCATATTTAATAGTTGGTCCCACGACGTAGTGTGTCGCATCCTTTTGCGCGACGGCAATGCTTGCTCTAAGTGCTCCAGTCTGTAGATTAGGGGGATCACCCACATTGCTTGGAGTGTGGTTACTTCCACCACCTTTGCTTAATAGTTCTTGGGCTGTTCTTTGCACTAGAAGAGCGCACTGTTTGACCGGTTCCATCTTGGCTTCTTTAACTCTCGCCCGAATATCATCCGTCCTTAGATGGAATTTAACTTTGGTTTTTAAACTCCATCCAGCCATGAGTTGCTCCTACTTAGGTTTAATTGGCTTTTCAATCTTTTCGAGTGTGACCGACATGTTTAAAGCACCGGGTTCCCGCGAAATACTGATCACGCGATAATAGCCAATCTTTGACGCGAGGCTAAGAACGGTGACATGGATAACGGAACTAAAGGCTGTTCCTCCAAGAACGCTCTTAACCTGTATCCAGTAATTCCCGGGAGTCAGGGTTAGAGTGACAGTACCATTGCCAGTTCGTGAACCAGAACTCACCCAAGTCATCGCGCTCAGTGAAGCTGTATATACTGTATTGACAGCACTGGCGTCGCCAAGTGTGATCGTTACAGTCGCACCAGTGCCCAAGCCGTTGTCCACAGCGGTGATTGTTGGGGTAGCTGGTGGAGTGCCACCACCACCGCCCACCACCAGCGTGCCGGTCTGCGAAACGTCGTATATTTTGTAACCAACCCCGCTGGCCACATTCGCCGTGCCGGGGTCAGTGTTGCGCGCGATCTCATTAAAGGTTCCGGCCACGCCGTTGACGGTATCGGTGTCGAGTACATTGGCAACGGCGGGAAAGTCCGGGGCATAGGTTCCGGACAAGGTAGTGTTGGCAATTTTGCAGGTTTGCCCGCTGAGGTATTTTGCAAGATCGGGCGCACTATTTCGCCCGGCTTCCCACGCCTCGGCATCAAATGCGCCAGCGTATTCCGCGCCTGTCGGGCCGTAGTCGCCAACCTCAATGCGAGTCAGATTTTCCGCTGGGAATACAGCGGACGCCATTGGGCTGTACGTGCCGGTTGTGGCATCGACCGGCACGCTTAGGCGCACATCAGCCGCCGAAGGGACGATCAGCGCTCCGGTGGTGGCGTCAGTGGCGATGCCTGATCGCACATTGGCCGCGTCGGGGATTGCTGCTGTTCCCGCGATGCTAGTTCCAGCCACACCACAGGAAATTCCATTACGGAGATTGCTAGCAATCGGCAACGTCACATTGCCAGTGGTAGCATCCACAGCCACTCCCGATAATGTTTGGCTAGCCGTGGGAACATAGCAGGTGCCAGCTGTACCATCGCCACGATCAACACCATAGCGCACGTCGGCGGCATCAGCATACACACCGCTCACTGGAGCGCATGCAGTCCAAGCAGATGCATTTAGGGCTACATCGACTGAACGTACATGGTAGGCGGTGACATTGGTGTTACTTTCGTCAAGAAATGAACTTGCCGGACTTACTCCTGATGCACCTGTACCCTCCCTAATTTGCCATGGAGTGCCTTGCGTGGTTTGCCATGTTGCAATGCCGCTAACGTTATTAAGGTACTCGTAAACACCGCTTACGGTTCTGCGGAGTTCACAGTAGAAGAAATCCGTGGTGGGTTGAGTCCAATTTGCTAATGAATAAGTTTTTCCGACTGCCGTCACTACTTCAGTCGCAGATGGAGCAGAAGGTGGAGTGACGTCGTTTGAGTATGGTGCTGAATTTGGTGTAAAATTAGCAGTATATCGTACTGTATTAGAGACTCGTAGTTCTTCGATATACCCGACAGACATGACGTATGCACCCGTAGCCCAAATACCAACTCTTGCATAGGTAACTGAGCCATAAATAGTTCCTGCCGCAGTGACATCGAGATCCTTAACGCCGTCGATATAACTGCGCCATACATCACCATCTCGAACTATCGCGACATGGTGCCACTCTCCCAACGAAAGAGCTATAGTGCCTGCTGTTGCCATAACATTCCAAGACGTCCCAGTAGAACTAGCGTATATACTGATTTTTCTCAGACCGCCAGTCGAGAATAAGAACCCAAAGGAGTAGTCGAGTCCTGAGCAATAAATACCTTGGCGGGTGTTGGAAGAAAAGTACACCCAACAGTCAACGGTAAATGAACTGCTGCCGGGGTTGCAAATGTCATAGGTTCCACCTGCTGGGACTGAAAGATATGAAGCTGAACCATCAAAATAGACAGATGCGCCACCATATTTGCTCTGAACGGAACTTACTTTGGGAGTCCCAACAACTGAGATTTTCCGTCCATAGGTGCTATCATCTGGAAAGGAGGTGCTACCATCCTGTCCATCGCCGTGAAGCAGTAGTTGCGTAAAACTATCAATGCCAGCCATTAGTCATTCCCCCTTTTGCACTTCTTACACAGTTGTTTCAGGCCTTCCGCTGTTTTGACAAAATCAAGCCGGCGCGCTTTCACCCTGCATTCGTCGCATTCCATTTTGTCAACCTTCGCCTCGTGGCCGTCGCCGTAGAATCCGGCAACTGCTCCAGTAACGATAGCAGAGACTGAAGCTGCATTCGTGCCATCAGACACATTACCTGACAGGTACAGGTGGCGAAATCTTTCATCACTACTTCCAACATCTGAAGTAGTAACACCATTAGGAGAAAGAAGGCTGTTTGCCATTAGTGATACTCCTTTACTTTAGTTTATGCTGGACTGCCATTTCCAATTCTTTCTTGGTAGCAAAGCGCTCAAGGCAATCAATAGGATGTGAAGCCAAAGCTTCTTTCACGCTGGATACCCCAAGTTGGACTTCAAGAATCGCCGCCAAGAGTTTATCATTAACCGCACTATTTCGGTTCTGTGCATCTTTGATTTCTCGATAGAGATTAGTAATGGCTTCATTGTTTGCTTTACGATCTTCATGAGCAGTCTTTTCCATGGAGTCAACACGCTTGTCAATTTGGTTATATGCCAGCTTTACCAAGCCACCAATACAAGCCACACAGATACCGAAGGCCCACAGCACCGTCCCGCCGTCAATGGTCATAACCTTCCCCCTATCACCTAAGCTCACAAGAGCTTGCCTGTCTTTGCCAGCGTGACAATCTTTTTGACAGATGAAGCAACTCCCATCTCCGCTGCTTTTGTCTCCACCTGATCCGTCACTGTTTTGATCGCGGCTTCATTGCTTGTACCTTTTAGTTCTAGCCGAGCGGCTTCCACCCCTTGGGTGACAGCTACCACCGTTCGCTTATACCGTTCGCTGGTGGTGGTGTAGACTATAGCGTAAAGTCCAAGCCCCATCACCACCAGCCCAGCCAAACTTACCACCAGCCAAAAACAATGCTCTGGATAGGCCTCTACAGCCCTTAAAACGACTAATATACCACCCCCAAGAAGCATGGTTCCCCAGCCTAAAGGGGCATTCAGATAGCGCAAGGCAAAACCGCACACTATCACACCGATACCTATAGCGTAAAGTTGCCACGCAAAAGCAGCGATTGTTTTCTGGATAGAGCTGGACGCGGATGAAATGTTTATGGCCGATTCCGTATTCTTGGAAGTGGAATCATCCGTGTTCAATTTTACGCTTAGCTTATTGCCGGGGACACCTTGCATCTTGAAGATGTCTCCACTGGTGAACGTGTACTGAATCCACGGTGCTTCCAGATATGTCACTGTCCCTTTGCCCTTAGCCACCGGCTTGGTGGAGCTGACGGTAGTGTCTGGATACTTGGCTGACAGCAGCTCAGCACCGTCACCAGAACTAATCACTCCTTCCAAGGAATGCACGCTTTTCTTTTGTTCTGTGCTGGCATTCTTGGTGGAGCTGGTGCTTTTGCTGTTTTGCTTTAGGTCACCGGGATTGCTGTTTCCCCAGCACCCAGCACCCAGCATAATAATCCACGGTATGAGCGCGAGTAGAAAAAATCGAGTGAGGCTGATCGGCTTGCTATACATTCGTTTTTCCTTGCAAGTTTAAAAAGTAAGACGAAGCTATCTAGCCTCACCCGATAAAGTTACTTGTCAACCATGTCACCCGGTTTGCTGCCACTAAGCTTTGACTCAAGTTTTGCGATCGCTTCTTGGGTGGAAGCCTTGGCACATTCGAAAGCGTCTTTGATCTTTTGGTTAATGGCAGCTTCTTGGGAATCACTGATCCGTGAAGCTGTAATCCAGGCAGCAATAACGCCAAGCGTAAATCCCAGCCCAAAGGCCATCCCTGTGATCATGCGTCTCTCCTAGAATTGTGAAGTGTCCACTTCCAAGATATCCCCAATTTCTATGGGATTCTTGGCGTCAGTGCTAAACTGCATCTTACCTTCGTAGAGTTTAAAACCACCCCATACAATTATCGGATCAGCAAGTGTCTCCGCAAAGGAACCGTGCATGTCAGTCTTGGATGGGCGATATCGAATCACGGGAACCATCGGCATTAGAAGATTCCTCCCTTGCTAGAACCCAGCACAAATGGATCGAGCATGTTGGTGATGTCGCTCCCAGCAATGTCAACCCAATTGGCACTTGTCCCACCAGAGTTGTCGCTGCTCTGTGTGGCGCGGTTCTTATACCACCGGGCGAACAGCTGTAGAACAGCCAATTGAATAATGCTTGGAATAGTGCTGGCAATGTAGCCTCCGGTGTAGGTAACCGCATAGCGACGAACGCCATAGTCCCAGCGAGCACCATCCTTCAGCTCAATACGGTGCGAATTGCTGGTGTACAGATCAGCAGCGATTAAGGAATTGCTATTCCAGAGGTCTTCAATTTCAGTGACGCTCGCCAATGGCAAAATGCTAGGCCAAAGGCTTTCTTCACCAGTGCCATCCAGCTCTTCGTATTGGGAACGTGTCGCGCCAAAGGTGGTTCCACAATAATCCATTACCCACTCTTCAGCCGCATCCAGCACAATAGCCAAGGTGGTATCTTCAGCCGTATGTGATATGCGAACGAATTCTTTGGCATTAGCCAGAGTTACGATTCCCATGCTTGGAACTCCTTGTGATTTTTTGTAAAACCAAAGCAGGATCGCCCGTAATCTCGACAAGCTTACAGTCCGCTAAACGTCTAGCGATATTGGAATCCATGATATCCGTATCCCCACGCTTCCTTGGACCACTACCACCCAGCCCATCCATGCTTCCACAAGCTAGCCACTTCACCACTGATTTGCTTGGCTCTACTCTTGCACCCATTTAAAGGCCTCCTTTATGCTAGGTTCTTCACAGCCACCACGTTCCTTAGGGAGCCATGGCAAACCGCTTCCGCAGCCATGCCAGATAAACTGCTGAGCACCGCTGCGAACGTTAATCCAGCGATTCTGGTTATCCAGCTTCAGGTCATCAGCGCATTTACCGATCGGATTAAAATGCTGAGCATCAGGATGCATGATGAATGAAGCCCACGCGCTGCGAGCCACACAATTCCGCAGGATGAACTGATCATTACGCAAGCAAGCCCATATATATGGATCATTCACAGCAGCATTAAAATCGTTGATCACCTTCCAAGAAGCATCTCCCACATTATAGCAAACGACGCCAGCGTTGAAGTGGAACAGCCTGTCTTGCTCTGGGCTGATGTCTTGACCAAACATTAAGCGGTAATCCAGTAGACCCGGAGTTCCCAAGTCAGGCCAAGCCATGACCGAATCCGGCTGCATCTTATCCAGCACCGCATCAATCTTGGCGAGGAGGAAGGCATCGGCGTCGATATGCACCACCATATCATCGAAGGCACATTTGCTCATGGCATACTTGGTCACCCATGCTTTGGCCTTTAACATCATCTCCCGGGAAGGGATTAGGTTCATCTGTTTGGCTTCCACCCCAAGCTGGCCACATAGCTTGATGAAGGCATCACCACAAGGACGCTCCTCCGTGAAGACTATAATTTCAGCTTCATCCTTGGAGTAAAACTTTCTAATGCTCTTGATCAATGCCAATCCACCGGGCTGGAAGGTAGCATCGAAGCAGGTAGCAAAAATCAGCTTAGGCATTTGCCGTATCCTTTGCGATTAGTTCATAGCCGAAGGTTCTTAGTATATTCCTTCGAGTATGCTCTTCCTTAATTTCGTTGATCAGTTTACTTTGGATAGCAGGGTTCTGCATAGTGCTGCTCGTATTGCCACCATGCACCACTACACAGAATTTTCCATCAGGTAGACTTAAAAGCTCATGAGACTTTTTAAGCAGCTCATGATGAAAACTTAAAAAGCCTGATACCTGCTCCGCCAGCTTGAGATGATCCAGCCAAGAGCGTGAATAGTTCCTAGCAAAGAACGGTGGTGGGCAGAGCTTGGGATCATACTCAAAAAGCTTTTGGCTATTGGCGTCGAACAGAAATCCAGTGCGAAAACTAAGCGTGAGTCCAGGCTTTGACGGATGATCAACAATGTCAGCCAAGGCTGAGCTTGCGTACATGTCATCGCTGTCAAGGTGAATAAATGTTACCGTATCCGCATCGGTGCTGCTAAATACCCTGCGAACCGCATCAAGGGTGGGAGACTGTCCCCGATTGAGCGTATCCGTCGCAGGACTAATGCTCAGTATTACTTTCAGCTTAATGCTTGGTGAGTAGAAAGTGGAAAGAGCTTCACGGACAGGAAGTGACAAGTCAAACACTTCCCAAGGAAGCCCAATAACAATAAACACCTCAGCATTAGGCAGCTTCATGTTGAGCAAGCTTTTTTGGGTAAACTCTTTAAATATCTTGGCACGGTTAATCCACCAGTCAGCACATCCGCACCCCTTCGCCCATATCGCACCACCGGGAGCTTGCTCTTGGTGCATGAGGTCTCCAAAGGGTATCCAGAATGCGAATGCTCTTTTCATTGGTTGATCCTTGAAAAGAAAGTGCTGTTCGGAACGAAAGTGTAACCGTTATCCAGTAAGCTTTGCACAGTCGTCTCCAGCTTAGGCCACAAGCCCTTCACTTCCAGCGCGTAGCTATGGGCTGCGATATGGATGGGTAGCTTTTGCATGATTGCCTGGAGCCGTGCTTCTTCATGCTTGCTCTCATCCAAAAATTCTGTCACATGCTGCTGATACCTATGTTGCTTGATGGACGGACCTTCGGCTGTCCCACGATGAGTTGTCCTTACCCACTTAAAACCAGCTTGCTCAAAAGCCCAGAACTGCTCTTGGGAGTGTGAGCCGTAGGGATAGCTAAAGCACTCCAAGGCTTGCGTGCTGCCAAAGAACCGGAACATGGTATTGCGCGCGCGAACCGTCTCTTCAACCAAGCGAGCGTCCGTCAGTTCTTTGATTCTAACATGGAGCATGCCATGCACGCCAACTTCATGAGCATTGTAGAGGAAGCAGATTTTAGCATTGTCCAGTCCACGATAATTGCTTTCCAAGAGCTGGCAACTCGGAATATAGAAAGTAGCTGGGACGCGATAACCGTTCAGCAAGTTAATGGTACGCATATCCCATTCACCACCGTCATCAAAACTAAGTGTCGCCAGCTTCTCAGCCATGTTAAATCCTCTCCAAGATTCCGACATACCCCACGCGCCGGGCATACTTCCACGCTTTGGACTCGGTACAGAAATCTTCCACAGCCTTGGTTACTTGGTCGAGACCCGGTTCAACCCTGCCTACATCATGGCAGAGGATATGATCAGTCATCTCATTAACAGTACGCAGGTCTTTAAGCGCACCTTCGTAGCCGTGATCACCATCCACAAAGACAAGGTCAAAGCTCGGAAGCCTGTTCTCTGCATAACCATCTTTTTCTCGAGCGAACAGGTTCATCATACGTTCAGCAAATTCCTGAGCCGTCCCCACGAATAGATTCATGTTCGGCTGGCGGTTCTTGTGCCAATGTTCAATCACGCCAGCACCAGTGCCAACTCCCTTCATGAAAGGATCAATGCACAGAAAATTTACTTCCGGGAATTCCTTGGCGAGCAGCGCACAAGTAACTCCGCAGAAAGTGCCGATCTCAAGAACCGTTTTAGCATTGGAGCTTTTGATCATGTCGATCCACGCATTACGGTCAACATCACTCATGGCACTATGCCCAGCCATGCCTTCGAATTGAAGTCCCATTATTCTATCCTTTTCAAAGCTCGTTTAACAATTTCCGGAAGCTCCCATGTGACGGGACTAATAATGCCATCCCCACAATCACCAGCCTTGCCGTTCCAGTCATGCCAGCTTTTCATTCGCTTGATTCGACCGGCATCATTGCCATCACGGTTCAGGTAGTAATTATGTTTGGCTTGCATAACATCCTTGGGGAGAGCATGACCAAGGTGATAGATCATGGCCTCTGGGACTTTTTCCCCACGCGTGAATCGTGCGTCATGCAATGCCATTTGGTTTTTATCTTCAGGCATGGGGTGAGTCCTAAAGCGATAGGACTTTCTCCACTGACTGAAGCGGTAATGAGGACAGACGCTGCCGAACGGTTCTAGGATGCCACCCCACCTTGGGTATGAAGTGGGATAGTCATGAATCCAGAACGAACCGTTATGCCACAGATTAACCCAGCGAGGACAGCCGAATAGAATATCAGCTTCCAGCCACTTGTCCAAGCCTGTCCAGATTTCATCACCATCTAGCATCAAGCCACGATTGCCGGTAAACTGATTAACGCACCAGTTACGCATAGCCAGCTTGTCGAGCCAAGTGTCCCGCACTTCCAGCTTGATTTTTTTATCAGGATCAGGGAAAGCCTGTATCGCTTCCAAGCTACCGTCATCAACCTTGGCTGCTTTTACGTCTCGGCCAAAGGCGATAAAGATTTCATCAGCGTAGGGGTAAACGCTCTCCAGTGATTCAGGCACAAAGCCCCAATAGGAAATGAGCTGAACTGACAGCCTTTTGCCCTTAACAGCGTGGTAAGGCAGTTTATCCAGCCTAGGAGCCATGCTAGGGAGGCCAAATTTGCCCTTGTAAGCCCCAAGGTGCAATAGTTTATGGTCACCCCCGGCAACCTTAGCCACCAGCTGACAGAACGCGCTACGATCGCCCCAAGGCGCATAATTGATCAGGTCACCATATTCTTGGCGTAGCACAGGCAGGTCGTAGGCGACGACTGGCGTTCCGCTGCATAATGCTTCAGCCGGAACCATGCCATAACCCTCGAACAAGCTGGGAGCCAGCACCACCTTCGCCCCTCGCATCGCGTCAAACTTTACGGAGTCACTTACTTGGCGGAGAACATGAATCTTGTGGAGCTTGTCTTCCTTAACATCACAAGTGGGCTGACCGATTGCCACCAGATCAAACTCATAGGGCAGATTAAACACGGCTTCAATCGCAACATCACCACCTTTATAAGCTGGTGACCTAGCCGACCACACGGCATAAGGGCGAGTTGGACGCTTCCAAGCTATTGCAGCGGGAATAGTCTCCATCGCATGGAGATTAACCGTCGGAGCTACGATCGCCGTATGCTCTGGCGTCTTGCCCAGCCAAGGCAGTAGATACTTCATGCTTTCATTGCTATTGGCAATGAGCATGTCGGCACGCTGGAACACAGTTTTGCTCGCTCCAAGCGCATTGCCGTATTCAATAAGATTCTTTGCTTCCTTGGGATGATCCTTAAGGTGAGCTTCACCTACGGCGACCACCCAATTTTCTGTCTCGAAGTTAAAGCAGGCCAAGGGAATGCCGGGGTGCATGTTAAGCCACTCACAGCAACGATGTCCCATTTCATCCTTGGAGTCAGTGACGGCAAGATCCAAATCTTCAGGGATCAGGTCTTTGCCATATTGCAGAATGCGAAGCCTTGGATTGCTGGCATAGTCAGCAGCCCAGCGAGGCTGGCCTTCAGTGATAAGGTATACCTCAGCACCGTTATCCGCCAAGGAGAGAGCATACTGATAAAGATGAATGCGACCGCCGCTATACCAATTCGAAGTGCGAAGCCAAATGCCCACGCGCAAGGTGCGAGCAAAACTGTCTGAGGCTGGAGCACCGTTCACGGAATCGAAGCGGTAGTCAGGACTCACAATGCAGCCTTGCGCCAGCAGATCGTCGACGCTGTCTTGGTGGAGAATGTCAATCAGCTCACCAATGGCTACGGTGATCTGATTACCGCGAAAGCCTAACGTGTTGAATTCTTTGATTGCCCGATAATACATGATTCGCCCTCATCCTTGTTTATAAAAGGGTAGCTGAGTGGATAAGGGGGAAGGAGACGGCGAGAAGAGGAACCCCTATATCACACTCAGCTACCACGATTCTGATTCTATGCCGCTTGTTCAGCTGCCCGAAGTGGTAGCAGCCAGATCGCTGAAGAGACGACCATCAACCGGACGGCCACCGAACAGCATGTACATGGCGAAGGCCGCACAGTTGTTCCGGAATTTGTAATCGTCGCTACGACGGATGACCACATCCTGCTCCATGACGCCAATGTAGCCGTCGCGGAAATTACCGAACAGCACATCGCCGACTTTGCCCACAGTGGGGAGTTGGCTGGTGCTGACGTACGGATAGCCATTGATGGTGGGATAATTGCCAACCGACACGTTGTCGACCGCAATCGGACGCTGCTGGCTATCCACCTGAAGCTTGTACCCATTGAGAGCTTTGTTGTTGATGACGTACACACCACCGGGCAAATGCTGCGGTTCGAGCGCACCTTCGAGAGCGACCGCATCCTGCCAAAGGAATTTGTTGATGGTGTTGCGGCCGATCTTGTGGATACCGGCAAAGCCCAGAACACCGGTCGGGGAATTGGTGCCATCACCCTGAAGGATGACGCGATCCAGCTCATAGCGAATACGCTGGCGGAACATATCGGCGAGCAGAGCTTCGAGGTCAATGGCACTACGGCTCAGCAAGCTATGGCTGACTTCGGTGTAGGCATTGCATTCACGAGTGGAAATCTGAATCTGTTCAAACGACAGTTCAGTCTCGCTCTTGGCACTGCCTTCTTGCGCGGTCCAGGAGACGGCGATCGAACCGAACTCATTGGTGTCACTCTGCACCAGCTTTGGCCAAGTGAGCGTCCCCGTCTTGGAGGGAACAACCCGAATCATGTCGTAGACGGAGGGCTTCGGCAGCGGAGTCTGGATCAGCTGCTGGAATTCCTGCGGAACGGTGTACTGGCTGGAACCCGAGCTCACCATCGGAATCGCCTTGGTGACAAAGTCGGTGAAGAACTTGGGAGCCTTGATACCGCCCGAAGCATCCTTCCACGCCGAGCTCTTGCTGTTCGCATCCACGCAGAACGCATCACGTTGGCGATCATGCAGGGATTTCGCACCCTTGGTGAGGTAGGTGTCAAAAGCCTTGCGGTGTTCCTTGTCCTCGACCGCTGCATCCTTGGCCTCGGCGGGTTGCAGGTCATGCGCCTTGGTCTCGACTTCCATGAGGCCTTCGGCCTCTTCGAGAGCCTTCTTGCGGCGGTCATCTTCCTTGAGTGCCTTGGTCTCCGAGATGATTTCATCGGTGATCTTGGTGAGCTCACTGGTCTTGGTGGTAATGGCTTCAGCATGGGACTTGGAATCGGCGTCGTTCATGCCTTCCAACGACTTGACACGCAAATCCTTGAGCGCGTTCTCCAAGTCAAGAGCCTTTTGCTTCATCTGCTTCAAAGTCATGGCTTGTTACCTTTCTGCTTTAGTGCAAACGTGTAAGGCAAGCCCACATGGGCATTACCCCAAATCCTCCGCGTCCAAGACTGCGAGCCTAGAACGCAAAAGAGCCATGTCCGCTCCGGCCTTCGCGACAACGTTGGCGACGTCGCGCTGGGGTGGAGCCAGTGGCACAGCTGGCTTCTGCGGAGGTGCATTCTCGTCAAGCAGAGCTTGCATTTCATCGAAGACGCTTCCCATGCGTTCCAAGAGCATCGCCAAACGCTCTCTATTCGCGGTGGAAATGCTTCGACCTTCCTTCATCTTATACCCAATAACCTTGGCCTGTTTAATGGTGAGGCCATCCTCGGCCATTTCGACAGGCTCGATTTCCAGTTCCATCCCTTCCGGAACAGGCATACCCTTTTCCCGGATTGATTTGATTAAAGCACCAGGAGAAAGGACATATCCTTTTTCTTTGTCATACTCAGAAGAAGACGGCATACTAATTGACCAAGGTTTTTTATTATCTCGTCCGCTGTATATAATTTCTTTTTTATCGTCAGATAGCTCTCGATTTCTAGCAATTCGGTTCAGTTCATAATCTACATCTTTATCATACTTTGAAAGAGAAGCTGTACCAGCGACAAAACGGATAGATCCAACCCTTGGACCAACACCACTGACAGGTCTAACTCCAGGCTTTCCTTTTCCGAATTGTGCTTCTCGAATTATTGATGCAACCCGTGTCTTTGTAACTCCTTTCATCCATTCACTTGGTTCTCCAAGCTTACCTATACCCCTGTCACCAACACGTTGTTCTTTAGTAGGTTCCTTATCATCACCAGCTCCACCACCTGACCCGAACCTATCACTTTCATCCCTTTCTTGGTCAGGAGAATACTTGGTGATAATGGTAAGATCGCCTTTGCTGTCGAGAAGCAGATTGTGCTTTTCCACCAGCATATCCGCGCCACACTTGGGACACTTGCTCTCGTCAGTGGGAGTTACCATTTCCCCACACTCAGGGCATTCCTGCTCTTCCATATCATCTTCAACATCCGCGCCAGCTTCTTCGGGCACGAGCGCTTCCTTGGAGGGATCAGGCTCATCATTGATGTCTGGAGCCGTTCCTTTGGTTAACAGTTCCTCAGCAAGCGACTTGCACACTACACCCTCGGAGCAAGCGCGAGTAATGGCTTCAGGATTAGCGGGGATAGGCACAGCACTGAGCTCCACCATTTCGCTTTCCATAATGTCGTCGCCCTTGCCGTTAGGCTGTGCATCCTTGGTGATGAAGCCGATGCTCCAAGCGTTAAGGTAACCACCCTTGTAAAGCTTGAACACCCCATTGCCACGCTCGGTATCGGCAAACTGAACACGACCAATGATTTGGCCATCTTCTTTATTGATGCTCAAAACCTTACCGATCGGCTCTTGCTTCTGGTCATGATTCCACAGAACGACAGGATTACGCATAAAGTTGGTGAAGTCAAGGCCTCGCGCTGAGACGCGATCACCCTGCCTGTCCTTGGCGGTGGTGGTCATAATCGCATCGAGGGTACGCTCAGCCTCATTGATGCTGAGTACCTTGCTCCCCGTCATAGTCCACGCGCCGTTTACGATAGAATCTTTTTGCTTCCAGATGGAACCCATGTCTCATCCTCCAAGATTATTTAATAACAGGCAGCATTGCACATCGACAATTAGGGTGAAGTGGTGGATGGTACACATCCAGATAAGGAGTCATGCTCAGGGTGACTGACTTGCCCTTGGCATTAGTGCCTTCCACTTCCAGTTCAACACCCCCTTCAGCAAAGGGAGTTCCCAGCTCCACGCGCACACCATTGAGCGCCGAGCAGAATGGGCAGACCAAGTCATCTCCACCAGTCTGCCATTCCACAACCTGAACACCCATCTCCTCCATCGCATCCAGACTGCCTTCGTTATATGCCCAGATGCTGGAAGTCCGTGCGATCATCCTGGCTTTATTGGTGGACAGGCCGAGCAACCGTTCAAGCTCTTCGCCACGTTCGCCCAAGGTAGCATCTTCACCAAGGTCAAGGAGCGCATCATTTATCTCATCAGCCAAGCTGGCAGTGCTGCTACTGGCAATGTTCCATGTCCAGTCGTCGATGTCAGGCAGCGTCCATTCTAGGTCAGCACCAAATCCAGGAATGACAGGTGCTGCCTTTTTAACCTTGCCGGTGACATAGCGTTCAATGCGATTGCTGCCATCCGCAAACAAGCTGGCAATGTAGGGCAGCAAAGCATGGTGGAATTGCTGTATGCGTGCCTTGCTAGCCTTGCGCTCTTTACTCTTTACCATGGCATGGAGCACAGCCTGAACGGAACTCATTATCTTGGGAGCAGTCCTGTCGCACAGACGATAGTCACTGCATAGCTTCGGCATGGTTCACCTTGTTTGCTATAGTGTCAGCGTCAGCAGCAATGCTGTTAGCTTCTTCCATAAGGGAAGCCATGTCCGCCAAATGTTGCTTCAGCTCATCTTCCAGAACAGGATCATCACCAAGAGCCTTGGCACTTAAAGCGGATACCCTTGCACGGCTCGCAGCCAAGCGTTCCCTAGTGGCAGCAATGCGCTGAGTGACAGCTTCCATCGCTACCTTATTGGCAGCAGCCCGGTCACGAACAGCACCGAGGTCACGCTTCATTTCATCGATATGAGTTTGGCTGGCGTTAGCTGAAGCCTTTAATCCTTCAAGCTTGGAGCGAACACCTTCAATTTGTTCTCTGATCTTGGTGATGTTGCTCTCATGCTTGGTTCGCATATCAGCCAGTTCATCATCATGGTCAATGGGCTGGCTAAGAATTTTGCTGAACAGCTTGTTGACGTCTACCTTGGGCAGCTCCTCTACCTTAATGCGTAAAACGTTAGCGGATTCATTGCCATTGCTGCCACTGCCATCCCCATCACCTTCAGCAAACCGACCTTGCTCATCACGGTAGGGATTGCTTTTAAACGTCCAAGCTTTGCCAGTGCCACCAGCTACAGGCTCGCCTAGGCGCTCGCTAGGGCTTGCAGGAGGCACTTCCGGGGGAGGGGTGCCACCAGTGCCTACTGGCACCGGAGACGACGCATAGCCGCGAAGGTAGACGTTCCCGTCAGTGGCTTCCTGTAAGCCAGCAATCTTGCGACATTCATTAACGGTAGCCATCCCACTGGTGAGCAAGGTGCTGGCGCGACCAGCGTTCTGAGCAAGGTCAGGCTGCAATTCGCTGATCTCATCATAATCAAAAGCAACAGCCCAGCCATCTTCTTGGGAAGTAGGATCGATCAAGCCTTGCGTCAACGCTTCCGCCAAGCTAAGCCACATAGGAACAAGCGTATACTGTGCAAAGATTTTCTTCGCCTCACCAATGTTGCTCCAAGGGCTGTTCTGCAAACCTGCCCAGCAACCAATAAGAATGGGAGGTGTAGCCATGGCGGTACAGATTCGCGTCTCATTAAGACTGGTCATGCCACTATGACCAAGGTCACCCACTGGTGGAATTGTTTGGAGCTTGGCTTCCTGCCCTTCAAGGAAGAGGGGCTTGCCCCGCCTACCCATGCCCAGCTTCTGCTCGAAGGCAGCGCGAATCGCAGTCTTGGCGTCCGCACCAATACCTCCGGGCACATTGATAACCACGCCGGGAATACGAATGTTGATTAGATGCTCAGCCACATAATTTTCATCGGTCTCGTCTAGACGGGCATTGCGCCACGCCAAGCCAACTGAACTGATTGCGCTGTTAAAGTCACGAAAATCTGGATTGCGCCAAATGATCATATCCTTGGGATCAATGCCTTCGATGCGAGCAGCTCCAGGCACGACAATGGTAAAGCTCTTGGGGTACGGGCCATAGCTGCTTCCCATGCCCGTACCACTTTCCTCTTGGCCGTTCTGCATTACCTGTTTGACCCAGCTGGAAGGAACAGGCCAAAGCTCGCCTTTGCCTTCTACGATACGATCAGGCTGGGGAGAGCCGAACTCATCTCTTGGGGAGGGTAACACCTTGCGCGTAAACATATCGCCGCCTTTGGTCGGCATCTTCCAGACATAACTCACACCAGTAGAGCGATAATTGCCTACCATAAAATAAAGTAGATTACTCCAGGACATGGTCTTGTTCGGCCTGAGCAATAGCTTGCGCGCCAGCGTCTCTTGATCGTAGGGTTCCCAAGTGCCTTGTTCATCTTCTCGGCCGATAACAATCTTGGCGTCTAGCAGCTTAACCGCCTGGAGTTCGATGCAACGACGAATGACAGGATGCTGAGCAGCCAAGTTTTCCATGTCTTGGGGCATGGGCTGGCCAAACACATCTTCGGTGGAGTTGCGTGCTGAAGAACCGAAGAGAGGATTGCTGCCATTACCAATAAAGGCATTACCACCTAAGAAGCTCAAGGCTTTAGTGACGAAGCTGTTCCACGCCATTTTGATTGCTCCTCTAGTCGACTGACATACTTTGCTTATCGCTCAGCAGGAAGCAATAGCCAAACGCATCAACAAAGTCATCGTGTGAATCTTCTTCGTCATTGCCCGTAAAGCTGGTTACTTCTTCAGTGAACTCAGGAACAAGGCTTTCACTATGGTAGATGAGCCCTTGTTCGTACCTTGCTTCGAGGGGCATGAAGCGAGTAAGTTTATCTTTGGATGGATGAATGTCACGCACAGGCAAAGTAGTATCGCGCCATAATTCCTGACAGAGCCATTGTTGCGCTTGCACGCTTTCCACAGCGATGGACTGGCAATGCCATTTGGTAGCCATGTATTTCATGCGAGCCATGATCTGGCGCATAGTGCCTCGCATGCGATGAACATCAGCGACCCAGAAAATGCCGGTGCTGCTATCTTTGCCACCTACTACAATGGCTGTCCAGTCGTTATGGGCTTTCTGGCCAATGGCTGGATCAACTCCCATGTTGAATTCAATTCCTTGGGGGAGCTTGCCAACATGGACCCACTCTTCCTTAATTCGTGAGCCAGACATCCTAATGAATTTGCCCAATAGCTCTTGCTTGGCAAACTCTGTAGAATACTTGGCTTTTAGCTCTTCAACGAATTCAGGCGGGTTAAAACTATTCTCGTAGGTAGTGGCATTAATAAGTTGGTAGCCACCACGCTTTTCTTTTTCAAATAGTTTGTAGACCCAGTCGTACCCTCTTGGGGTAGTGGTAATCCAGCCACGTCCTGGTGAAAGACGCAGACGGCCGATGAGCACGTCCCATGTCAGTGACTTGCACATGCACCCTTCATCTATCCAGAACCAAGAAAGGTTTGGACCGCGAAGGGTATCGGGCTTGTCCGCGCTTCGCCATAATACTGTTGTACCATTTTTTAAAGTCATGGTCATTGACGAAGAATTAAACTTGTCAATAAAGCCACGGTAATACTTTAAGAAGACGGCCAAGGTGCTGTCGCGCAATTGGGGATAGGTAGGAGCGACCACCATACCTACGCTATTGGCTGGCATACGCAAAAGCTCAAGGCATCCTGCTCGCGTTTTGCCACTGCCAACACCACCCACAAAAGCGCGAAAACGATATGCACATTGCCAGAATTTTCGTTGAGCGGGAAGTGCGTCATGCTTGATATGAATGTGCCTAGGTGTTGCTGCTGTCGATGTCATCACAGGATTTCCCACCGGTCAGGTCCACAATGAATTCAGCCTTCACATTTACTTCACCACTATGCTGAATTTGCAAACGATCACGATTATAGAAATCGGGCTGATGACACTTCAATAGAAAGATCATGAGGGTATCACTTTTGGTGAGAGCACGTTTGCGAGCCTGTAATGCTAGAGTGTCACAGGCATCATCAATCGCTTCTTGCCATTGCTCAGCGAAATCTGGATTGTTCTTTCTTTCACGATAAGCATTGAGCCTATTGATTTTTACTGCCTTGCATGCTTCAAAAACATTTCCACATTCTCGAAGGACTTTCAGGAAAGGTTCCTTCCACGTTTTCCTTCCTAAACTCTTGATATCAAGTCCTTTTTTTCTCACTTCATATCTCCATTTCTCTTTATGTGATTCTTCTTCTCTTCCTTTTGCCCCCTCGCCTTACACTAACTGTTATAACTAGAGCCGAGCTTAAGGCAATTTCTATTTCGAAATTCTTTTAATAATTTTTTTCATCCCTTGGGCTGGCGTTATGCTCTGCTCCCACGCATCTTTCTCCAGCCACTTGCCGTCGGCATTAAAGGCAGCAGCCACGGCCACCACATGCTGACCCGTCTCCCTATTGACGCTCCGCATCACCACGCCTTGGCCCATCTCGAGGAACACCGGGCTGTCCCCGCTATCAGGACAAGCCTCCACTAAGGTCTTCAGCACCTTGAGCAAGCTTTTGCGTCCGACACATACCCGCACCACTTCTTTTCCTTCCTTGGTGGTGAGGGCTTTGCCTACCACGCCACGCCAGTCGGGGAAGCGTTCCTTCTTAGGCCATTCGGCTATGCGACGAGTCCGGCCACTTTTATCCACAGTCGTGAACTCTGTCTTGCCAGCATCCTGCCCCACGGTCATGGCCACATGCTGAAGGCTGAGACGCTTATCCTTGGGAATGATGGTTTTAACTTCGCTGATAAAGTCAGGGGAAAGCACTACGCCATGATCGCCTGGAGTGCCCAGCTGTCCCACGTTGGGAAAGTGTATCTGTGCCTTGGTTGGTCCCACAGCCACTAGGCCAGCCCCATCACAGGCGATGGTCGCCCCATCACTATCGAATTGCACGCCATTCAGCGCACCATCATACGGGTTGTCACTGGCCACGCTCGCCACTTCTAAGTTCGCTTTGCTGTATAACATTTTTAACTCCTCTTAAGTATCATCCACACAGTAAAACCTGTAACCAGCCACACCACACATTTGGTTATCGCTTCCGGCCAGTCCATGGCTTAGTTCTCCACCATAAGCGATTGCTGCTCAGAAAGTTTTTCCAGCAGCCAAGCGGCATTAGCACCACACGATCCACCCTGCAAAAGCCCAATACACTGATCGCCCATAAGCAGAGTGCATGGCTTAAGACAGAAAGGCTTTCCCTCCTTCAGTACACCAGCTTCCCACTTGCTGAAGTCTTTACAGGAATAGCAGACTATGCTCGTATTCTCTACGCCACATGTCTGACATATCTTACCATCATGCTTTCGATAGTGCTCTACTATCCTTCGCATCTTCATCTTCATGGTTCAACCCTTCTTGGGATATTTTGGATACTGCTGTTTGAACCTGATAACATTCTGCATAAGCTCACAGTATTCTTGGTAGAGTATTTCTTTATCACACTTAGCTTTATCCAGCTCTTGGCTGTTCAAAGCTTTACGATATGTAACCAACCTACCGTCAGCCATGACATCTTCTATCACAAGAAAAATACGCATACCTACCCTTTCTGCTTAGATTCCCATCTATCCTTTATCTCCACATAGTGTAGACAATTTTCACACGGAGAATCACACAGCATTTCTGTCTGATATTTACAGGTTTGACAGGTAGAACAATTTTTTATTTCTTCCCTTATTGGCTTTAACCCTTGCTCAGTCAATTTACTGACAGCCACGTCTGAGCTGAGATCTTGTATGTTCCGCATGGCTTCTTTTAATTTCTCGACTTGGGTGCTCAGCTCAATATACTTGTTAAAGAACGGACACACTGTACCCAGACAGTGAGCTTCACTAGCCATTCTCCACCGCCTTTCCCGCTCTGATCTTCTTTTCCAACCTCTTTATCCACGCCCGCAAGACAGCTTCTTTGTCTGTTCGCTTTCGCATCCAATTGGGTCTATTTGGATTCCCGGCGCAACATAGACCGTATTTTCCATTGTCTCGATATTCCCCTCCTCCATAGCACGGGCCTCCTTTGCTCATGCCCTTGCAATATGAGAGCGCGCAATTACCACAAGATCGCACGATTACACCGCCTTTCCCACTTCGGCCTTCGGCTGCCAGCCGATGCAGACATGTTTTGGATTGATAGTTATGCCTTCTTCACTACCCATACATATCGAAACCTTAGTGTTGGCATACAGGCAAGTCTGACACCATTTATTAACTTCTTTCGGAGCTTCCTTCCCGCCAGAGTCAACCTGAAAAACCGTGTCGCGCTCCAGGCATCCGCCAGTTAAATATGGATCAACACGAACAGAGATATCTTGATGCTTGACGGTGATGACAGACTTCGGAGCTTCTTCCTTCCCGCTGGCGAGGGCTTGATAAGCAGCTGCAATTTCCTTGGCCGATTTGGACGCATGGCTAAACGACTCCCACCCGTCGCGGTCATAATCTTTTTCCAGAAGCAAAATGTCCGCAGCCTCAGACAATTTTTCCAGACAGGAGATAGTTCCCCAAGGTTTTATTGGATTAAAAACCTCCAGTGCCTTCCGCAGCCGCTCAATCTCGGCGCGGTAAGCAAAGACCTCGACTTTCTGCGATTCAATAAAATCCTTATGCCTGTGGTTTTCTCCGATCACATTGTTAAGCGATTCCTTTGCCCATATCAATTCCCGCTCATATTTCTGAGCGCTATCGCGGAAGCTATCGCGCTCAACCCGGGTGTCTTCGAGTTTGCAAACAGCCCCTACACGCTGCACCTCTATATTATCAAGACCCTTTAATGCGATATCGCGTTCGCGGGTGAGCTTTTCGATCTCCGCGTCGCGCTCCGCAAGCTTTTTATTAAAATCTTCCAAGAGCATAGATACTCCTTTTTTTTTTTATTTTAGAAAATGCTCACAGGATGCCTATAGGGTAAACATCCTGTGAGCCATGCCACTGGAATCCGGGAAAGCTTGTGGCATGTTGGCTAGCCCATGCCAGCCAATGCTTATTATTTGATCTTAGTCCAGGACTTATCCATCACCCCAGAAAGATACCACGCTTCACCGGTGATGGTGTCTATACGAACGATGATGCTTTGGCTACCTGCTACCTGAAAGCGACCGAGTAGATTAACGTTCACACTTTTGCTTTCTTGGGGGAGTGGTGCTTCGGCTGTCGTCTCTGCAGCTGTGACATCTTCTATCGAGACGCGAGCCGCCCACAGGAAGAATGCTAGAATGATGCTGAGCGTTAGCACAGCACCCAAGTCTTTGATCATTCCCACGCTCTTGTCATCATAGCCCACAGACTTCATCCCCATTTTTCCTCCTTTAGCTTTTTCTGTTCTTCTTGGTATTTGCGATAATCCATTATCCGTAGCAGATTGGATAGAATATAGCGAGCACAAGCATTGATCACCAAGAACAGAGCCAGATAGCATTCCCAGTCTTTATCCATATTCATATAAGCTTTGTAGAGACAGCCAATACTGGATAACAAGGCGATGCTGATGAAGAGCAACATCTGTATCGCGATCATAAACATAAAATCTCCTTAATGAACAAGACGCCGAAAGGCTTTTACTGGAACCACGCTGCACCCCATCTTGGTGAGGCGATTCAGCACAGAACTCCAGTCCGTGACTGAAGTAGCTTTGTTAAGATCAGTGCGAATTGCTTCAGCCAGCTTTACCGCTTGCTTGCACCGACCTTTTACTTGCACCAAGTTTTTACTTTCGTTTAGCCACACCCCAACACATTCACCATCTTTCTTGGCGAGACACTTTGGTCGCATCAGCTCACACCCTCCCACTCGAACCGTAGCCACCTTCACCGCGAGCACAGAAATCATGGGAAGCCTTTTCCTTCTCCATCTCATGATTCCATTGGGGATCGGAAATGTTGGTGAGAAATACCCTTGGCACGCGGCGGAAGGCCAGCTGAGCAATGCGCTCACCGTAGAGAATGTCCACATCAGGTTTGCTGCTCGCATAAATGATTGCGCCAATTTCGCCACGATAGTGAGCATCAATAGTGCCAACGCCGTTCACCATCATCAGGCCGTGCTTAAAGGCCATGCCACTTCGCGCTCGCACCTGCCCCTCCCAGCCATGTTGAAGCTGAAGCCAGACGCCGGTCTTTGCGAGATAGCGACCACCAGCACGGAGTCGCCATCTTGGAGGAATGTTCCCATCTCCGGGATCAGTAAATGTGGGAATGGATTTCCCATCCGTGTCGCAGAGTTCGCGTATTCGCAGGTCGTAGCAAGCGTCACTTCCGTGAGCTTTGGCTGGGAGCCAGCGTTCTTCATTGTTGAACAATTTAACCAGAAAATCGACATCGTCACAGCCTTGGCACTGGTTTTCATCACGATCGCACATTTTTACTCCTTTTGCCTTAAACGGTCTAACATTTTGCCCTAAAAGCAGCCTACCCATTTCTGTAAGGTTGATATTTTTTGCCATGCTTGCAAAATTCTCAAACCAAAAACCCCTAAACCACCCCCCATATATAGTTATTAGCTTCTTAATCAATAAAAAATAAAATATTCCAATAAATTAGTAATTGATAATAAGTATAAAAAAATAAAAATATACCATTGAACTAGACTTTGAGAAAAAAGGAATACTCCAATGAACTAGACTGTAAACAGCACCCCCCACCCCCCACCCCCCCACATATAGGGGGTGGTTTAGGGGTTTTTGGTAGCGGAGTTCAGCATTTCCCTGTAAAAACGCGAGTTTTTATCCATTTTTAGCCAAAAGTAAGGCAAAAAGATAGCCAAACGCGTTTTAAGGCTCGTAGGAGAAGTAAAATGCGTCCAAGGTAGGTAGGCCGCCCCCACCCCAAAACTATTGCACCTTGGGGCTGCTAGATCGGTTATTTGGCTCGCAGTATGCGCTCCCACCCCCTACGTTTGTTCCCCGGTTCCGAGTAGCTGGCAATGCCGAGCTGCTTGGTCATGGACCAGAATGCCTTTTCGTTCCATTTTGGACGCCGAAGGGTAAAAGGTTTGGTCTTGCCATGGGGAAGCATAACCAGCGGAGCATTGCGCTTGGCAATGGTCAGCCCGGCCTCTCCCGTCAAAGCTGCCAACTTTTTGCCGGGCTTTAACCGACCAAGAATATAATCGATCGCTGTCTTGTCACCAATCCCCGGTATGCCAGCCACTTCGTCAGTGGAGCAGCCCGAAAGTATTTTCACCATCGACCATCCTTGGGGAGGAAGCCCTTTCTCCTTTTGAAAAGTGGCTGGGTCGAATAGACGTCGACGCTGAATATCGTACCATGTTACGCTTGGGCTAATGCACTGCCACAAGTCGCCATCACCAGTAATCATCACACCCTTTTTCTTTTCCTTGGTGAGGAGCTTGGCTGCATAGGCCATCAGGTCGTCACTTTCCAAACCGATCTGTCCATAGCAAGGCACGCCAATGGAAGGAAAGATAATCTTGGTCAGTTCCTTGGCCTGTTCATCCATTATGTCGTGATGTATATCTCGCGGTTCTGCGTGACGCTTGGCTTTATATGCCGGATAGACTTGCTTGCGATAGCTGCTTTGGCTATCAACAAAGATTTGGAAATTGCTGCTTTTAATATTCCAGTCACCCGCCATGTTCCTAAGCTGTTCGAACACACCGTAGATGATACCTGTCGGCTTATCGTCAAAGCTCAGGTTGCGCGTAGTGTAAAGCGCCCGATGCATTAGCCAGCTTAAGTCTATCAGCACATAGGTATCATTTTCTTTCAGCACAGTTTAACCTTTCTTGTGAATGACAGTCTCTACCACCGTCACTTCCACTTCCTTTTCTTCCTTGGGGATGAAGTCTCGTCTATGTGGTGGAACAGTCCAAGAAGCATGCATCTCTTTATCACGGATCTGCTTCATGAGTTCTATAGCGTCAAAGATAGCTTGGTCCGTTGGATTAACATTCACCATTGTTCTTTTTCCTTGTTCCAGATATGCGTAGGTTGATGCATAGCTCAACGCAATCGCAATCGCCATACTCTTTAATTGTCCATCCTTCACGGTGCTCTTGCTTTTCTTCCTCAGTGCAAGCATCATATGGCTTTTGTTGTACACCATAGCTGATAGATGTTGAACCTGTCACTTCTTGAACCTGCATTTGATTTAGAGCAATGTCGGTCACTAGCTTTAACTGTTCTAGTTGCTTGGTGACCATACTCGTATCACTATCTTTTTCTTTCCCCATTGCATGGCATCCTCGTGTGTTTTAAATCGCAGGTCAATATGGTTGTCTTTAACCTTGCCACCCACATCGTCGACTAAACACCACGTGTCATAATCTGGGACATCGATGCGACTCCCAAGAGTAATGTGTTTGGGATCAGCAGCTATGCCCTTTAAGCTGGCACTGCGACCAGTTGCGGTTATGCCGTCAGCACTGGCTCCACAGCATATTGTACAAGGGCAATAACCAGTAGCAGTCACGGTCAGTTGTTTAGCTGTCCATGTCTTTTCCTTGGAGTGGAGCTTGGCGCAACCAAACAGCCAGCTCAGTATCCAAACACACATAAACGCCACCACCAGACACCACCAGTCTCGAAAGGACATATGCACCACCTTTCTTTACCTGATAAGCACCCCGATCACATCGTGAGTGCTGATACCCTTCTCTTCCAAGAAAGAAGGAACCAGCCAGTCGATCATATCAGCCGGTTTAGAAAGATCCTTGGCGAGCAGGATATCCTTAATGGGTGCATCACCAATACCATCCGGGTGACAGAGAAATACTTCGGCTTCTCCGGGCAACATCTTTAAGGCCGCTCGCAGGTCGGCGACGGTGTGGATTGCCATAACTACTCCTTTCTGTATATAGCGTCTGACATAAGTTTTTCGTGGACGATGTTGACTTCCTTGGCGATACGATTAATCACCACTCGAAGCTGAGAGTTTTCCAGCTTTAGTTGTGCGTGAAGTTGGCGGTGGAATTTATCCATGGCAATCCAATGATCAACCACTTCATTGAGCGTTTTATTTTCTTTTTCTAGTTCAGCAACACGTTCTTGCAACGCATTCCATTCCGCAGACACTGCATCTGAAGATATGACAGCCATGCTAGACTCCTTTAAAGAATATCTTGCACTCGAGTGGGAAGCTTCTTTCCTGTCATGTTACCGGTTGCTTTGTATTCGCGGCCACTTTTGCGAGCATAGTTTTTATGAGCTTCGGGTACTGTGGAAAACATTTCCTTGAATTCTTGGAGGTCACTGGTGTACTTGCGACTGCGAAAGAGCCACTCCCACGCGCTCTCCATGTAATTACGCTTTTTCCGTTCGTTAATGGTAGGCAGATGCAGAGGCATTAAAATTCCCTTTCTTCTCCATGGACACACTTAACCACCGGAAAGCGCAAGCTGACGCCACCCTTTTGGTTCTTGGTCTCTTCGAAGTATTGGACGGTGATCACCTTCCCCACTAGTTGCTCAGGATGCTTGAAGTAGTGTACTCGCTGTTCTACGCTCCAGCCGCTGCCCACTTTAACCGTGTGATCTTTATACTTGATCAATGCGGCCTTTAACGTGCAGACGCTTTTTAGCTGACCGTTGATGGGGAGCGTCATGTTGCCTTCGTCAACGCCGATCACCTTGGCTTCCAGGTCGTGCATGGTCTTTACCTTTAGCAAGTCACTGCTACGCTTGCCAAGGTAGGGAACATCCTTGCGAAGGATCAAGCCTTCCCACTTCTTTTCGGCTACCATATCCATCATATGGGCGAGCATGTCTTCGTTGCTTACCATGCTCTGGGCCACTACCTGAATATGTCCCTTGGGTGAAGTGTTAAAGGGCCGCATAGCACGAAGCAGCTCTTTCCACCTTTGGGTGAGGGTAAGCGTACCCCATCCCTTTAAGAAATCATGGTAGGGGATGCAGTCAAAAACATGATAGCGAATATTGGGGATGGTGTAGTCCTTGCGGCGAATCTGCTTCATGATTCCCTGAAAGTCATCACTGCCATCCTTGGTACTTAACGCCAGCTCACCGTCCAAGACGATGGGGGAACCCTTGTAAGGACGCAGGACGTCAGCCAGCCGGTTCAGACTGGTGAAGGCTTTGCCTGTTCGAGAAAGAAAGGTGGGCTCCTTCTCCACACCAAGAATCGCAAGGCAGCGCACGCCGTCCAGCTTTCGGCTGGCAAACCAAGGTGTCTCATCGTCGAGCCACACTGCTTCGCCCTTGTATTGTTCCCCGAGGGCGACTTGGAAGACGGGTATCTTGGGAAGGCCGACCAAGATAAAAGCCTTGTTGATAAGCGCGACGCCGATGTTGCATTGCAGGTCCTTGTCTAGAATCTGGTTTGCGACAGGTTGTAAGGGGGCTGGCAATTTGCTGAGCCAGCTGATCCAGAAATTGCAAGCAGTATTCCCTGAATAAATGCGATTGCTTAACGTGTCCCATGGATCATGCATGTCTGCACCGGCAAAGCAGGGCTTGCGAAAACCTTTATTGAAGGCCACTTCACTGGAAAGATAGAATTGCCGTGAAGGATTGCAAGCGTAGTCAAGCAGAGCACCCACTTCCTTGTCCTTGGTGAGCACGTCTCTGAGGATGGTGACCTTGTCAGCCGTGGAAGAAGTGTTCTGCAATTGATCCATTGTCTTTCGCAGCAGCTCCAGCGTTTTAGTATTTACCAACATGAATTGTCCTCGCTAAGTCAGTTCGCCCACATTGGCAGCAGACCCAAGCTGAAGTGAGCGATTCCCATTTAACGGATTTCTTGCTTGCACAGTAAGGGCAGACATATGACATGGTCAGGGGCTTGGGTGTTAGTTCAATACCACTGCTGAACAGTGTTCCTTGCTCTTCGAGCTTGGCATTCTTCTCTTCGGAGTTCGGCATATTCTACCTCCCAATAATGCACCAGCTTCTTGGCGAGTGCGATTAGCAGCTTGGCACGTTCCCGTCTGTGATAGCGTATTTTAAACTTGATAACTACCTGCCTCACCTTGGCGGCGGCTAGCCACTTGGTCTCTAAGACAGATAGGTATCCCCCTTGAACTATGATGTCGTCCGGCATTAGGCATTTCCTACGCATGATCCCCCCTTTGGATTATGCCTTTAAGCCACTCCATCGCCACGCATGATCTTCTTCATAGATTTTCATACGCTTCAGCACGGCATGGACTGGCTTATGCAACACATAGCTCCCTTCGCTACCCTTCTCCCTTTTAACAATGCCCAGCAAGTCCATGTCCTGTAGCACCCAGCGGACGGTATCGTATGGGAAGCGGGTATCATCCGCGATTATCTTGGTACTGGCTCTCCCTCCAAGAATATACAGGCTGCGGATAACTTCTTCACTACGGTCAGGACAGGTATCACAACCCACTTGTGCGATAATCTTGTAGGTATATTCATCAAGCTCTTTCAGCCCACGGTAAACGCCAATGCCCAAGGCAAGCGTGCAGAACTGTTTGGCGAGCCGAGTGGCGATTTCGGGCTGAGGCTTGGCACTGATCACGCCGGTAGAGCCGGTAAACTTTTCTCGCTCAATAACGCCACGCATAACGGCCACCCATTGAGCGAGCTCCACCACACGTTCTTTAAACCACTTGGGAATGTTGGGGTAATGCTTGCGTTCAATGGGACGGTTGAGCACCTTGCGCGCGATGTCTTTCAGCTCGTTACGCATTTGGCTTTCTTCGGACAGATTGTCCAAGGCTTGCATGATCACATCCTTGGAGACGAGCACTTTGCCCTTGTGTCGGCTACGCCAGCGGATAAAGCGTTCACCCAGCACAGCATTGCCAGCCGTTGCACTGTCGATCTTATTGGTGACGCCAGCTACAATTCCGAAGCGGCCTTCGTAGCGACGAACGACCATGTTGCCATATGGCTTTTCCACGCGACCGTCATAGGCGTCACGCAGAACGGAAAAGATTTCATCACGCGCCAGCTGGTTTAAGCTGAGGACGGTGGTGAAGTCTTTGACGATCCATGTTCGGCCAATCAGCTTGGGAAGCAGAGAAGGATCCTGCTTGCCAAAATTCATGCCGCTGATCAGAGTGTGATTCGTAATACCTGTAGAGCAATGCACCATGGGAGCACTTGATAAAGACATGAGCAGTTCACTCTTGCCACATCCCGGTGGTCCAACAAAAAACAACCACAAGGGATCGACGTCCATTCGGTTGGCGAACACACTGCCAAACACGACGTCGAGCATTTCGGGCTGATCCAGCTTGAGCCACTTCTTGTACGAAGCCAGCACTTCATCAGGATTGACCCAGCGTCCATCAGGATCGATATTGTCCAAGGCTGGATCGGGAGCGCTGGCAATCCCACCGGAGACGGTCCCCCCCGCACTGCTGTCCACATGGTCAGCATATGGCTCACTGGTCAAGAAGCCGTTCACCACTCTGACCATGGAAGCACCGTCAGCTTTATGTTCAAGATATAGATCGCGGATGTCGTAGCCATCCGGCAAGCCATTTTCCCACCGGATACGACGCAAGCTCCCAACCACGCCGGTCAACTTTTGCCATGTGCGCTTTTGCCCGGCTTGGCCGGGAGTATCGTTGTCATAGAGCGTGACAACATCCTTCCCTTGGAACATGGGTATGCACTTCCCAGGGAAGGTTCCCGCGCCGGGAACAGCCACCACATCATCCTCAATGCCCACGCTTCTCAAGGCTTCGTACCATGCCATCCCGTCCCATTCACCTTCACAGACCCAGATGGTTTTGCTGCCTTTAATGGCTGGCAACTTGGTGACAGAGCTCACAGGCATAATCAGCCCGGCATGGCCACCAGCTGAACTGACCGGCTTTTTACCCAAGCGAAAGAGACGAATGTCGCTTGGGGAGAACGTTCCTGATTGCTGCATGAGCCATGACGGATAGGTAAATTGCTTGCCATTAAAGCCCACACCCCAAGCCTTGAGCGTACGAACCTGAAGTCCACCCCGGCTCGCACTCAATTCCTTAAGGTCACCCAAGGAAGTGCGATTCATGTTGGCTGCAAAGGTCTCGGAAAGGAATTTGTTTACGTTACCACTTTTGCCGCAAGTCTTGCAGTCCCAGACCTCACCGTCAGCACGAATGAAAAAGGTGTTGGCTCCATGCTTCTTGGAATCCTTGCGAGCGCGACACCAAGGGCAATTGCCAATAAACTCACCGTCAGGCTTGCGCGTAATGTTATCCACACCATGCTGGGCATAGATATCAGTTGGATTTCCCATCTTCATTCTTCCCTTCCAGAATTTGTTGGATAGTGCGGATATAAGTGAGTATGGCTATGGCTTCACTTTTGTGGAGACGGTCACTTCTTGGGATGAGACGCTTAAACATTCCAGAAGCTTCACAAATGGCGTCGACCACTTCGCCATTGCGTTTGGGTATGCCCTTGCTCATTACGATTTCTCCATAAAGTTGAATTGCTTCTTATGCGCCCAGTCTACAGTCGTCACATCTACAGCCACATCTAGCGGGACATCGAATTGTGGGAAGTCGATCATCAGGCGACGGAGTTCTCGCCAATGCTGGGGGGCTTGCGCCAGCAGTTTGCGAGGCCATTCAATAATCAGTTCGTCATGGATAGGTAGTATCAAGTGACATTGCCCTTTTAGCACTTCCTCCAGATAACGCTGAACCCGTACCTGTGAACGCTTGAGGATTTCAGCAGCAGTGCCTTGGATAAGGAAGTTGACGCCGACGTAGGCTTTTTCCTTGGGTACATAAAGGAAGCGACCGAAGGCTGTCTCTACTCCCCCGCGTGACTTAACCGTGGAAATGATATTGTGCGTCATGCTGCAAAGGTTGGGAAAGCGTTTGCGGTAGGCAATAAACCGCTGCTCACCCAAGGCAAGTGGCAAGCCCAAGGTTCCACTTGCCTTTTGCCAACCAGCCCCGTATGGCACGGCGAAATTAGTATTTTTGGCTGGATCGCGAAGCTGGATCCATTCCTTGCTCTTCTTGGGGAATGCGTCAATGCCAGCTGCGATGACGGGATTTTCTTTGCAGAAATCAGCAAAACGTTTGCGCTCTTCGCCTTGAATGGGAGGGTAAAATATCTGAGCCGCCACATAATGCGGATCACCGTCAGGCTTGGATATCTCATCAACCAGCTCTTGGTCTTTGCTGTAATGTACTAGCAAGCGGAGTTCAATGCCCGCATAGTCAACGTGAAAGTTGACACAGTCAGGTCGGGGACGGAAAGCTTTTCGTGCTGGAGTTGGAAATGGATTTTGGAGACGACCTTCCTTCTCCACGTTTTGAAGGTTTGGGTTAGAGCAGCTTTCCCTTCCAGTGACCGCGCCAAGCGTTCTAATGTTCGGATGTATCGTTCCTTCATTGTCCGCCGCATCGAGGTAGGACTGTAGAACAGTAGACCCGCGCCGACGGCTTTTGTACCTGACCGCCAGACGCAGAAGTGGATCATGAGTTTGTTGGAACAGCGTATCCAAAACTTCTTTCTCGACAGAAGGTGCTCCCGTAGTCTTGGTTCTCCCCAAGATAGGAAGCTGCTTTTCTGTGTAGAGGACTTGACGGAGCACATTATCGTTACCGATGTTGATACGTCGGCCATATATTTTCTCCGCTTCATCCATTGCTGCCTTGGCGTCAGCTTCCATCTCATCACGCAAGACGGTGGTTCGCTGACGATGAATCATGAAGCCATGTTGTTCCATTCGTAGGGTGGGAATAATGGCATCGCATTCCCATTGATAGCAGTCATAGAGCTTGGGACGCTCTTTAATTTTTGGCAGAAAGAAGGCACAGAGCACCATAGCCCGCTTGGCGTCGAGCTCTTGATACCTTTTCATAACGTGTTCGGGAACACGACTGTAGTCTACATCTTCCATGTTCTTGGCATACTTTCGCACTTCAGCTTCATCATCCTTGGGTATGCCAGCCAACTCCCAAGCGAGGTCCTTGAGGGCATGGCCACGGTGATCGTTGCGAAGCATGTGAGACATTATCATCGTATCATGAAAGCAGATAGTCTCGGCAAGGCGACAGCCTAAAGCCTTTTCGGTAAAGGAGAGATCAAACTTGCTATTGTGCATTACGATTTCATTCTTGCCACCGTCTTTCCTCGCACTGTGAAAAAGCTGTCTTAGGATAGACATGGCTTGGCGATGGTTATTATCTAGGCGATAAACGCTGATGTTACACTTTTCGTCGCACATGCTGAACGAAAACATAGTATCACCATTATGCGGTCGCAGTCCATTGGTCTCAGTATCATATGCGATAAGCATGGCTTTCCCTATTCTGTTAGAGAAAAGTCCGGGAGCAGGACAACCCACTGCTCCCGGATAGATGAGTCATTTATTTAGTTGATGGGTGATTTACTTCTTGTTCTTCTTCATCGAACGGCCAAGGGGCTTGGCCGCCGGTTTGCCTTTGCTGACAGGCGCAGGAGCCGGCTTCTTGGTGAGGGGCTTCTTAGCCTTGTCGTCGATAATGGCAATTTCGCAGCCTTCCAGAAGCTCGATCTCTTCATCGGTGAGCTCGGACTTTTTCCACTCGTACTGACCCAGCTCAGCCTGGAGCTCTTCACCTGTCATGGTATCTTCCACGGCAATATCGTGGCTCTGGGCGAGCAGCAGCAGTTCGTCCTTCTTGTCGTCTTCGTCGAGCTCTTCTTCAGCCGCTTCGGCTTCTTCACCGTCAGCCGGAGACAAGTCACTGGCTTCCACATCTTCGTAGATGTCGGTGTCCGTCTCGATGTTGAACGTACCGTTCTTGTTCTTCTTGGTGATCTTGCCGGTAACTTCCTCATCCTCGACGGTGAAGGTCACCTCACTACCCACCTTCAGTTCCACTTCCTCAGCTTCTTCCTCCTCACCAGCTTCTTCGGCTTCTTCGGCTTCTTCTTCAGTCTCAACCTTCTTGCTGGTTTTCTTGCTGGTGGGGTTGGTCTTGACGGCGGGAGCGGCTCCCGTCAAGAGTTCGAGAACGCGGACATTGGTAAAGTCACCCTTGCGAACGATCTCAGCAGTCACGATGGGATTCTTGTTGCTGATATCAGCCAGCAATTCCTCGAGGTCAGACAGGTTCTCAGGGATTTCGTAGTTCAACTTCTGGCTGAGCAGCTGCTTGAGCATGCTCATGCCCATGGGGCTTTCCGGATCGAGCATGTAACCGTCGAACTGGCTCGCACCAATGTGTTCACCTTCACTGACGGTGAACTGGAAAGTGGCGCGGAGCTTGCCGCTGTTCTTCGTACGACGGATTTCCGCGGAGTTGATGGTCATGGTGTAAGTGCCTTCCGGAAGATCGCTGCTTTCCGGCGCATCAGACCACGCGGAGCTCATGTTGTCCAATTCCTTCTTAAACGTGTCACCCATGTTTGGTTCTCCTCAAAGTATTGCTATAGGTTTTCTCGTGCCTACCATTAGGCGCGAGATGCACTACGGATTATTTTTACTTATGCACTACCTTTTTCTTGTTTGCCAGCAAAGCCTCATTACGCGCCTTGACAATCAAGTTACCGCCGCTCTTGCTGGTTTGCTTGCCAGCCCGGAGATCGTTGGGATTCAAGCCCACATCCTCACCATCGAAAGCGGCCAGCACCGTCTCAACCGCTTTGCCCTTTTCAAAGGGAAGGAAGCGAGGCAGATTGCCCGCACTCTTGGCATCAACCACATCATCGCCACTGGTGATCAAAATGCGAAGCGGGTTCCCTTCAGCATCGCGGTAGTATTCCGCATAGAACACGAAGTCCGTCTTCGCCTTGATGAAGCCATACGCTTGGCCGGACATGGTGGGCTGAATGCGGGTATACGTCTCACCGCTGTGCGACTTAACTTCCACTTCCTTGGCGTGACTGGTGAACACAATACCACGCTTGGTCGCCCAGAGACGGTCCAAGGCAGCGGTGAAGTTTTTACGCACCATTTCCCAGCCTTTACCGTAGCCTTCGTCAGAAGGATGGGACATACCGTTCTTCTTGCAGGTATAATCAAGGCAGTGGGAATAGAGCGCGTCGATAGTGTCGATGCCCACCGTCTTAAACCTGCCTGGAGTCTTCTCCAGCAGATCAATCGCCGCCAAGAAAACCGTCCAGCTGGTGACGCCACCATTTTCCGCGTTGAAGTCGAAGCATTCGATACCCTTGCTCACGCGCTCGCATGAGAGCAAAAGCGCATCAGGAAAGCTGGAAAGAAAACTGGTCTTGCCAATACCCGGTCGGCCATAGAGGAGACTGGCATACAGGAAGAAATCACTGCACGCTTTCTTCGGCTTTTCCGGAAGTGCATACTCACTGGATTTTGTTGCTCCCACTGCGATAGGCTTTTTGGCCATTGCGATGGGGACTTTCTTGATCGCCATCTCTTAGTCCTCCGTCAGTTCCTGGAACAGTGTCTTGTTCTGCACGAACCCAGCACTTTCTGGATTGCCACCTGCAGAACACACGTTCAGATATTCACAATTCCACCTCCCACGGCAAGCGGACTCATTCAGGTAGGTCGGTTCCTCTCCCCGAACCCACGCACTAAAATCATCTATCTTGAATTCCAAATCCTGCTTGAAGCGTTTACGCACTGAATCAGGAAAGGCCACTTCGAACCGTGCAAAGTAGAATGACGGTCGGCTGGCAATATCTTCATCAAGCTTTTGCACAAAGGCTTCACTGCCACGATCAGTCCCACGACCGATCTGGGGCTTGCGAATAACATTGTAGAGCACCCCACTGATTCGACGTTTTAACTTCAGCTCCAAGGCCAGCAGATAAAACAGGCACTGGAAGTCGAAAGGCAGGGCGAGCTTCATGGTATTTTCATTGATGTCGCTGGCGGTCTTGGTCTCCAGCAGCCAAAGCGTTTTATCTTTGGCTTGATAAAGACCGTCGCACTTGCCGCGAAGATCAATACCGTGAAAGGGAACCCTGAACACCTGCTCCACTTCGATCCAGCTTTTCTTGGAGTCACTCTTGGCATGATGCTTCACATAAGCGGGGAACAAGGCGCGAGCCATGGCAAGGTCTTGTTGGATGGACTCAATGGTATCGCCCTTGGCCAAGGAAGTTTTTTCCCACTTCTTGGCGAGATGCTTGAAGGCTACCATGGGATTATCAAACTCGCCACCGTACCATGTTTGCAGAAGAGCATGGAACAGGCTGCCGAATTCCAGTGCTCGCCGTGGACGGTCGCTTCCCCAGCCTGATAGGGATAGGGAACAAGCCTTTCGGCAGCGGATAAAACCGCTGAGCATTGATTGCGTCAGCCCTCGGGTGAGCGTATAGGCTGCTTTGCTGGTTTTAATCGGTTTGGCCTTCTTTCGCATAGGTTTAACCCTTTATTTGGCTCGCTGTGGAGCCCTAGGTGCAATAGTTTAGGCTGGGGGTAGGTAAACGGCCACCCCCTAGCTAATCACGCTCTGGTGGCGGCATAGGCCGATAAACTGGGGAGCTGGGATTATAAGGCATAATCTGCATCAGCACTTGGCTCAGGTCACGGATGAATTTTATGCCGACCGGACTGGCCAGCCCACCAGCCTTGAGAATATAGGCAGGATGCTGAAGGCTGACGGCATCGGGGAACAAGTTACGACAGGCTCCGTCGGCAAGCTTCCCAAGGAAAATGGCTTTGCGCGGATTAGCGACGGTCTTGACTTCCCATTCTAGCCGCTGATTGCATGCCCACAGTTCTTCTCCAGTAGGCATACGGTTATCACCAGAAGCGGTATCACACGGACGACAGGCGCAAGCATAGGCGAAGTATGTGGTGGGAGCAGCAGTGCCAGCCCACTCCACAGCCTTGCTGATCATCGCATCGAGAAGTTTTCCAGCTGGTCCGATGAATGGGATACCCAATAGGTCCTCACTTTTGCTAGGTGCTTCCCCAAGAAAAAGAAGATCGCATTCTGCTTCCCCGCGCCCAAGCACCACATGCTTGCGCGTATGTGCGAGGGCACATCTGTCACAGTGAAGCCATTGCTGGCGTGAATTGATCTTAGATGTTTTTCTCATTATAGCAATCCTTGCGCTGCGATCCCCATACCGATAGCGTCACCTTCATGATCCTTGGCCTGAATGCCAAACACTTGCAAGCGCGCGAGCACCACTTCCTTGGGGAGTTGTCCCTTCCACTCATGAGGCATGATAAGGATAGGTGAAGTGCCAACGGTCTGCTTAACCATTCCACCAAACATCCCCACCAAATACGCCAGCTTGAACAAGTCTCCCGGCTCCCCGTCTTTACCAGCCGTTGCGCTGGCATGGCTCACAGCACTCCCAGCCCACAGAGCAGGTTGTTCAATGATGACGAGGCGAGGGGCATAAGCTGTCAGCACTCCAAAAAAGCTGGCGGAAATAAGCTCGGCATGCTGAATCCATCCCTCTTTATATTTGCTTGCCGGGATATGGATCACGCCGGTTCCATTTGGCTTGACGACGGTGGTCGCCGATGACTTGGTGGTGATGTAGGGAAAGTTTGCCCAGCCTGTACCACCAAGACCGGGATCAACGAATAGAACGTTCCCCGGAATCTGCTGAGCCACACGTTCCTTGTCTCGGAACATGGCAGCTCGGAAATTAAGCGTCATTGCTTTCTCCTTTTGTTTTCTTGACGCTTTCGCATGGAAGCGAGAAGCGCACGCGATAGTGAGAGGTCGCTCAATGCGATTTTCTTTTTCAGTTCAGCCAACGTATCTTCTTCCACAGTGTCCTTAACCACTAAGTCGATATAGAGCAGGGATTGCTTTTTCTTTAGTGAGAGAATGCGATCCTCAGTCTGCAATCGCGCTTCCTGTCCGGGAGGTGAGCTGTAATATATGGCAGTGTCAGCAGCGGATAAGTCCATGCCTGTCTTGGCAGTGGCTTGTTGCAAAACTAGAACGCGCATTTTGCCAGCCTGAAAGCGTTTGCGAATCTCATGTCGCTGGGTTGGTTTGGTAGCACCAGTCCAACCATCGCATGTGATATGCTTGGTCTTGAGTGAGGACATGATAGCAGCAATCTCGGCATTGTAGCAGCACCACACCACGACTTGATCGCGCTTGAGTTCACCAAGCAACAGGCTAAGCAATTCCTTAATCTTGGCCGACCATACCAATTCCTTCTGGATGAAGCCTCCACATAACTGTCGCAGCCATTGCCACACCACCGTGACCCACTTGGTGGATGCTGATAGGTCGCCCTTCGCCATTAGAAATTCTGTCTCAGCCTTGTTATATATTTTACGAAGTGATGGTGGTAGCGTTAGCTCACGTCGTTCATATATCTTATGGCTGTCCAGCTTAACATCTTTCCTACGAAGGACACAGCATGTTGAACCGACGGTGCGACGGATATGATCAGGTGCTCCCGGTTTTAGTATCCAACCGAATCCGGCTGGATGGGGACGCATATAGTGCATGCGAAAGTCCCAGAATTTACGGAACCCAAACGCACCCCCACGCGCGAACGCCAGCTGACAGAAGTATTCATGCTCACCTTCCGGACATGGCGTTCCCGTTAAAATCCAGCGATGGGGAACGTCACGAAAATGCTTGATAAAAAACTTTGTGACCTTGGCTGTCGGATTCTTGAGGAAAGTGCTTTCATCAGCTATGACTGCATCCCAAGGAAGCTGACCAATGCTTGGCACTACACTCCACGCTTCCTTATTGATAAGACATAGCATACGACTAGGCTTCTTGGGGATGAAGCAGCTGTCTAGGATTTGCTGACGCTTTTTCTTTGAACCGACCAGCCATGCAATATCCCATCCGTCAGCAGTACCATCATCTTCCCATCCACCTAATGCGCTGTTTGGTGCTACCACCAATATCCGTAGGCCGAGCTTGCACTGGCGTGGAGCATACAAGCTGCATCGTCTCAGTGTGACCAAGGTTTTACCTAGACGCATTTCTACGAATAGAGCTGGATGGGGCTGACGCATGGTATAATGGAAAATGTTTTTCTGATGAGGATAGAATATTTTTTGCATAGCTGTTGTATCCTATTTTACTTTAGAGAATTTTAGTAAGATCTCATTCTCTCTTCTTGGATTGTCCACCACGTTCTTTGGATATAGAGACTTCAGTATACGAATAGCATTCTGTTCTTTCTCAGTGGTGCGATAACCTACGCATCCACCCTTGTTTTTGTAATGCTTGGCTTTGACGCAGATATTGTTATAGCGAATGACACCACTATAACGATGAATATGTTTAAGACTAAAATCATAGTCTTCTTTCAATTCTAAACGCTCATCGTGACGGATGTCACTCACTATAATACCACTAAACGTGCCAATGATGAATGCCTTAGTAGAGACTTTCCAGCTCATGTAGAAGTGATTCGCTACGGGATAGACCCCCCAGAGTTTGGTTCCATATCTATGTGCTTGATCAAATCCTCCAAGAATAAGCTGGTGCCATTCCTTGGGTGTGAGTAAGCGCAATTTATCACCAATGGGATCAAGTGTCTGCAATGACTCAACATCATCGCAGAGCGTCACAATTTCCGCACCCTTGGGAAAGTAATCCAGTATGGCATTGCGTGCATACTGAATACCACGCTTGCACCCGAGCGAGGTGACTTGAGCTGAAGCGTTAGCCATATTCGCACGGTAGAGTTTAGCTTCCTCCTTGTCATTGACGAACACATACCGCTTTACTTCTTTGGGAAGCCCAGCAATGGCAGCGAGCGTCTCAACCGTGGGACGATTATAGCTTGGGATAGCGATACTGTACATGCTCTCTCCGTTCTACGTCCTAGACTTGTCCATGATATAGATGAGATTCCCATCTCGGTCTTTACCCTTTGGGATTAAGATTCCCTCAAACATTTTGTACGGGCTGACGCATGGTATAATGGAAAATGTTTTTCTGATGAGGATAGAATATCTTCTTCACGGTTTAATCACCTCAGTGATAGAATAATTTCGTATGGACGTCCTTCTTTTTTCTTTGGATTTTCACGAAGCATCCTTGGCCACTTCTCCAGAAGATAGTTGAATGTACGCTTTTCTTTTTCTAGCGTTCTATACTTAGATACACCTCCCGGAAGAGCATGGTAATCATTATTCTGCCAGAGATAGTCTATACGAAGAACACCCATCTTCCTATCAATATGCTGGCAGCTGAAATCATAATCACACTTCGTGATGCAGTTAAGATCAAAGCGAAGTTTGCTGAGTTTAATTGCCATCATAGGTCCATTGATAAAAACGTTTGTCTTGAACCTACGATTTGGATTGTAGAAGATTCGATTCGTTGTTGGAGATACTCCAATAAAATGATATCCTTTCTTATCTGCAAGAATAACATTCTCATAAAATTCCTGCATGAATATAGAAGGATCCAACGTTGGAGCTTTTGTTTTTCCCTTCCCGTCAGATAAGAATTTCCCAACTCGGTTGATATCATCATCCATCATAAAGACCCATGCGCCAGCCCCATATTCTTTCTCCGACCAGTCCAGCATTCTATTTCGTATTGCTGGACTGAAGCTGAGTTCATGCGTATGAATCTTTTTGATTAAGCCGTTCTGTTGGTGAGGAAGATAGGAAGACTTTTCTTCTTTATTAACAAAAAGTTGAATATTAAACTTTTTGTTAAAGAGCTTCCATGTCATACCTATCTCATGCCTTTCTCTCGATGGAATAAGAATAGGAATTTCATCCAAGGTTTGCAAAGTTATTCTCCTCCAGCCAGTTTTTCATTGTGAGTGCTTCTTGGGTGAGCTCATCTCTTGTGAGCCCTCCAAGAATACTGATGTGACTTTCTGGAATGCTACCATCTCCGCGGAACATGTAGATATTTTGATCTGATGATTCATGAATTTGAATGCCGAACTTGGATGGTGAATTATAAATTTCTGTTCCAGGGAAAGGCAGAAAGATTGTGGTAGGAACCAGCAGTGGATATCCTTTAAATTGAGAAAGCCATTCCCTATTTAGCTTCATGCTGATCGGTGTCTGCCCTGGAGTAGCGGTCATCATAAGAGCTCTTGTGCTTAGACCAGCTTTCATCGAATTAATAATCGCATTGGTGTTGTTGTTCACGGTGGCTGGTTTTTTAAGGACGTGAAGAATATACGGATCAGCACTTTCAACCCCGAAGCTTACTTCAAGACACCCAGCTTCTTTCATGATTTGGTACATTTCTAATTCATTTGGGTGAGTCATGATACTTGCTCGCCACTGACATTCGTACTTTTGCATTATAGAACAGAAGTGGTAGAGACGTGATTTGTCTGAGATTAAGTTATCATCGCTTACACGAAATGAACGTATTCCAATCTTGACGCATTCTACAACTTCTTTTTCAACTTCAGACATATCATAGTAATGTGTAAAATCACAAGATCCTGAAGAGCAGAAAGCGCAAGAGCTTTTGCATCCACGACTCGTCAAGAGAGTCGTTGTTTCTACTTCTGGAATAGCTGTTGTCTTAGACCCCCAGATGTTCCCTCCTCGCTTTCCTTGGGGAAGCAGCTTACGATCTGGAAATGGGTAATTCTCTAGAGAAAGCGAATCCCATTTAAATTCGATAAGCTGCGAACCCGTATTGTAGGCTAGCTCATCTTTGAAAGATCTAAGCAGGGATGGAACCTGTTCTCCCGGACCAGAGATAGCGTATCCAGAAAAAGGAACAAGCTGCGAGTATGAAGCTGCGATCGGTCCTCCGATAATAAAGTGTCTATCTGGATAATGAGTCAAGATAGCATTAATGCACTTGATGTCTGCTAGTGTCCCACTGAGCAATATAAAATCAGTAGAAGACTTATCGATGGTATTCACGACAGCAGAAAGAGAACCAGATTGAAGATTTTCAATGGTAACTTCATGTCCGCATTTTTTCGCAATCGTTGCGATTAGAAGAAGACCGAGACCAACTTGGGCGTCTGGATGAACCAGATAATTTTTTGGATGGTACAAGAATAGAAGTTTCATGCTTTCTCCATGAGATTAGTCTACAGCCTTGTCTTATCCATAACGTAGATAAGATTTCCATCTCGGTCTTTACCCTTTGGAATTAGGATTCCCTCAAACATTTTGTACGGGCTGGACCCACTATTGGGATTATTCCAGTTCCAACGCATCCAGTCGTAGAGAGTCATCGTATAGAATTTAGCACGATGAAGCGCGGAACATGTGTTGAGGCCATCCGTTCTGCGATAGAGAAATTTCTTGGCATAGTCGAGATGCTTTGCCATATCATCCCAGCAGACCTTGCCGGTTTTCTTGGCAATCTGTAATGCCTCACAGAGCTGTCCCTTGGCTACGTTCCAATCGCTAGGCAGTCCACAGCAGCTACCATTGGCACAGCGTTCTTTGAAGTGAGCATCACTCACATAGAAGCGAACCTTGTCTTGCTTGCACTGTGCTTCCATCTCGTCTACGATCGGACGCTTCACATCTCGGCAGAGGCGAAGATACCCTTGTCCCACAGAATACTTTTTGTAGAAAGCGTAGATATCAAATCCGACAGCTTGGGACACCTTATGCAGATACTTGCGGAGACTGATAGACCGTCCTTCCAGGCAGAAGAACTCGGTACTGAGAGCCGTCGCGCCAGCCTTGGCAGCTTTGTGGATTAAGGCACAATGATCTGGACTGCTCACCCCAATGATGAATGGACGCAAGCGAAGAGTCGCGCCACCAGCGTTCAAATCCGTAATGCGCTTGATCGCGTCTAAACGTTCTGCAGAGCTGGGAGCACCCTTTTCCACTAATTTCCGCAGCTCCTCATTTAGAGTGATAATGCTTACCTTCACATTCCAGTTTTTCTGACCACGGAATAAGTCTGTGTATCGTTTGTCTTTCAACCACCATGTTCCTTTAGTGGAGAAGCAGAGGGGATAATCTATTTCCTTGAAGAATTTAAGCAGCTCCAGCCCAACTCCGCTATCTCTCTCCACGTTACAGAAGGGATCGGCCAGACCACCCCATTGCATAGTGACACGATCTTTAATTAAGGGAAGCCACTGGCTATTTCGTTTTCCTGTGAAGATATCTTTTATTTTCTGAATATCAACTCCGCGGACTTCTCCAGAAATATAATTGGCTTTGGCACACCCCACGGCTTTTTGATATTGACTGAAGCAGTAAAAACATTCGAATGAGCAGCGACTATGCTGATCAAATGTCATAGGCATGCTGCAATCCAGAATCTCATAGCTCCACCGTGGAGAACCATAATGATTTTTGGGATCGAATGTAAGCTGCATTATTTTCTCCGAATGATTTTCTTCTGCTTTACGATCTTCTTTGCTTCTTGTTGCACATTTGGAATCTCTTCGTAAGAGAAGGTTTGCTTTGTGTTCTCTTCCACATCTAGACCAAGAAGATGAAAAATGGATTGCTTTTGCTTTTCTGTCTCAAACACTAAGATAACGTGTCCGAGTGCATTGCTGCTCCCTTTATCTGCAATGTCTCCCACCTTGTTTGGGCTGCTCACATCACCAAAGCCTTCTGGCATATCGGGAAGATCAGAAGTCAAGAGCGGTTCAATCTCCATGTGATTGAATCCGGTAGCGGCCACCAACGTCTCGTCTCCATCAAGACCGCGCATAATGTCAGCCAGCACCCGATCATCAAACACAGAAAGATCCGTGGTCTTATTGTCTGCGATCATAAAGCTGAGGGCTTCCTGCTCCGTGAGATGATCAGCGCGAACAATATCCACGTTCTTATGCCCCAGCCTCTTAAACGCTTCCATTCGACCATTGCCGACGATGACATAATTCCTTGCACCCCACACCACCAAAGGAGCAAGCTGCTTAAACTTTTTGAGTGAAGACATAATCGCTTGAATATTGCGCTCATCATGGAAGCGAGGATTCTTGGGGTGGTGCTTTAGGCTGAGCAGTGGAACGTTCTTCAGGTGAGCAGATAGCGTCTTGAATGGAGTGACCCTGTGCGTCGGCATTTTATGCTCCTCGGGTGATTGTGCTGTTTAGAATATCCACGACGTCTAACTTTTGTGCTAGACGTCGTGGATCAAGAAGTGACTGGCATGCTATGCGATCAGGTGAGCCATGGCCTTGGAATGCTCTTTCAGCATTAGACGCAGGAAAGAAAGGCGAATACTTTTGGCCGTCAATCGTTTGACTGCGTCTGCATTGTTCTTCGCACCAAGACACACTGAGTATGCAGTATCCCGGAGAGAACCGGCGCGGTAGCCAGACTCCGTCTCAGCCTTCTGCGCCTTGGCCTTTTTGGCGGTCTTTACGGGAGCCGGAGCAGCCTTCTTGGCTGGCTTCTTGGTGGGAGCGGCAATCTCTTCTTCGGCTTGTTCCACGGCTTCCACGACCTTCTTGACCTTCTTGACGATAGCCATTTCTTTCTCCTTCTTTAGATAGTTGTTCCTTGCTACCGAATGATAGCATAGGAAGATATCACGCAGGATGGGATTCAGGTTCTCAACCTGACCCCCCATGGCTGCGTCATAGTGTTGCCAGAATTCTGGAGTTATCTCCTCCTCATTATCTTCTTTTTGGCAGCGGGCAAGCCAAAGCCCAATTTGCAGCTTGGCCGTCTGCAGTCTTAATTCATCGTCCTCCTCTCCTGAAAGTGTTTTCTCGGAATAACGTTCGTACTGTCCCTTAACGTATTTGAACAAGCCCCTTCTTCCGTGATAAGTTGAGATGTCGTAGCAGCGAGCAAGAAAGCCCTGCAAGGTTCCTTCGGCTTCGTCACCCGGTGGTCGGTTCGGCCATGAGATATGTTTGCTTACTTTTCGCATGACCATCAGGATTTTGCCTCCAGTTTGGCAAGCTGCTTTTTAAGCAGATGCAGTTCCTTGGAAATGTTCTGCCTACGAAATTCTTTGCGCTTCTCCTTCAAGTGGGCGATCTGGTGAGTAATGCTGGCTTGGCGTTTGGTTATCACGGATGGAAGATCAGCAATGCGCTGACGAATGGAGATGAGACGCTTTTCCAGCAGAGGCAGCTCACGCTTCAGGGCGACTAGCTCCATCTCATCTGATTGCAGGTTATTGCGAGCAGCTGTTAGCTGGTGCTCGAGATTGAGCAGCTGATTTTCATCCACGATATAATTCCTCCAAGGAAGGGGAAAGGAAAAGAAAGGACGCTCGCACGGAACACAGCATAGGGGATTTCCGTGCGAGCGTAGGGTGGAAGAACGGTTTACATCTTTTGCAGCTTGGCCTGAAGCCGGGCGATCTTTTGCTTCAGGGCTTCCTTGGGATCAGTGGCAGCGAGGACGCGAGCGCAAGCTTCCTCGACACGCTCCATCTCACGGGTGAACCACTTCTCCAAGAGCATCTTCCGCTGTTCGTAGCGAGCAGTCACAAATTCCTTGCGGTAATCAGTGAACAACTTGTCACCATGCTCTCCCTCAATAAAGTGCTTGCGCTTCAGGCGAAGCAGAATGCCACCAGCACCGACGCACTGTTCCATGGATTCGATGCTGTTATCCGAGATGGATACCTTGTTGCTCTTGTTCGATGCAGTGTTGACCATTTTCTTTTCCCCGTTCTTCGTAGCCATTTTGTCGCTCCTTTTGCTAGGTGCTTCATGCACCTGCGTGAGAGATAGCTAGCCTGCACCATTGCAAGCTAGCTGATTAAACTATTGATGGGCACAAAGCTTCTCCCTTTGCTGTTTGCAGAATGCTTCGGCTTCATCACGATTGATAAACGCTTTAATGTTGCACCATGCACCAGCTGTCGTGAAGCGTCCGACGCTATAGACGCGATGCCAGCCACCGTTCACCAACTTCACGGTTCTATTAGTGATTTCAATGATGGTATCCTTATCGAATTTCTTAGCGAGCGACTGCATAAAGCTTCTCCTCTATGCTTGCAATAAATTCTGAGACGCAAGAGATTTCGTATCCGTCCTGCTGCGCCTGTAACCATACCCGAAGGGAAGCCTCCCGCATATTTTCATCGTGAAGGCGATATGGCTTGATGAACAGAATGAGGTGACGGAGTTCGTACCAGTCTTCGGCCGAAAGCTTCTGTAGCTGCATAGCATTTTCCTTTTATAGGTGGGCGCCAGCCTACCCATTTTTAGGGTAGGCTGGCTGAGAGAGGCTGCTATTCCTGTTCCTGGAACCCGAAAGCGAGTAGCATTGGCAGCGTGATACGCATACCCTTTAGTTGATGCTGCATACCATAGGCAAAGGCATAAGCGGCTTCTTTGGTGGGTAGCTGGAAAGAAAGCTGATAGCCACCTTCATCGTTGATTTCTTCTTCGGTGCAACACATTAAACAGCCACCAGCTTTATCCAGCACGATAATGAATTCCGCGCCAGTATCCAGCAGTCCTTTAAGATAGATGGGTTCTTGGCCTTCTGCCCAGCCTTCCGCGCCAGTAAAAGCGTTGGACATTCCGTAATCAAATTCCTTGACCGTCACCCCTGTCTTCTTAGCCATTTTATTTCTCCTTTTGTTAGTGAGACGTTCAGCGTCTACTTTAAAAGCACCCTATCGAATAGCCTACTGCATAAGTAAGGCAGTAGGCTATTCTGTAGGAAGCTTTATAAAAGCTCACCCCTGCATATTGCTGACTTGAACCACAAGGGCATATGCGCGGCGTCCATTAAACGAAAGAGTTCTTTCATGGCGTCAAGTGGAAGCTCTTGGTAAGTCATGAGACTATAAATCCATCTCTGTGTGTTGCTCATTTCGGTTCTCCCTTTTCAGTGGGCGAAGCTGTTTGGCAGCTTGCCCCGTTTTATTGATGGTACTGCATCGCCCAAAATGCTGATCTCCGTCCCCTCCCACCTGACATGTTGTGGGAAGGGACGGCCATCAGGATTTTGCCTTCCTGATTCTAGGCACATCAGATGTCAAAGATCCATACCGGTCGTACACAGTCATGACTCCGGGTGGTAGCACAAGAATTCGGGCACAGTGGCCGTCACTTCTTGGCTGGCTTGTCTTGGCGCAAACCTTTTACGGGCGGGAAGCCCTTTTTGGTGCAAGCCACGTTGAAGTAAGTGGCCGGTGCTGTATGCTTGATAACTGAACTATACCCCGTGTTGTGAGGAAAGCAAATGAAAAATAAAAAAAAAAACTTAATTTTTTGCAAAAACACCTAAACTACCCCCTATATGTACTACTTAGTCAATAAAAAATAAAATATACCAATGAACTATATATAGGGGGTGGTTTGGGTGTTTTTGGTGCTTAAAGTGGAGAAAAGACCAGGAAATGCGTAAATAATGGGGTGGTGGTTTGGGTGGGGTGGGGCAAAACTATTGCACCTGCGATCCCCTAGAGGCTCAAAAATGGCCTCTAGGGGCTTGGGTTAGGTAGGGTTATTGGGCTTGGCATTCCCGGCATAGGGCATCCGTTGTCTCCTGACCATAGCGGTCAGGTTTGGCTGCATCCCCACAGAGCAACCTAGCCACAGCACCGCAGCAACCCCTCTTGACGGTATCTTCCCTGCGATGAGAACATTCTACGGTTGAAGCAGATGACACAATTGGTTGTGATGTTGGCTGTGTAGCTAGAGCAGATAACAGCTGGCGTTCAGTTCCTTGGAGGAGAAGCTGGATACGAAAGAGCTGATACGCATTTCTGCTTTCTCGCGTCTTGAGCAAAGCAACAATACGCTCTTCCAGTTTGATTATGCTTTTTTCCAGCTCTTCCGTCTTGGTTGCCATAGCAGCTTCCTTTCTAATCTGTGCAATCTGGAATAGTAGCAGGAACGCTTGGAGCCGTCGCGCTGGTGGTGACGCAACTGGCGTAGGCACCATACGAACCCATATCGGTGATAGTCCAGCCGCTGGTTGTCAGGCAGGTCTGCGGCCCCATCCAATTGGTTGGCGTTGACCAAGGGCCATCCGGGCAGGTGTACTGTGTGTCCCACGGATAATACAGCGTAGGCGGTGAAGCGGGGGCAGCGGGCGGATTAAGTCCGATAACCATCTTGTATAGGTTTGCGTCGCAACCAGCTGTCACTTCCGCCCAGTCGGTGCCGGTTGCAACATGATCGTAGCCGGGAAATACGGTTGAGCCATCCATATATGTTTCCGGCCACTTTGGCCAACCCTGAGTCATTGGGGCGTTATATCCCGGATTAATCGCGACAATCCATGCCATAGACCAGACATCAAAAGTGGCGGTATAGTAATATCGCTTGGTGAGCGCCGCAGGGGGCACACCGGGATCAGTGATATTCGGCCAGTGCATTGTTTTCAGCCATACACCAAAACCATGCCAAGAGCTAATATATGTCCAGTCGGCGTAGGTGCTGTCGGAAGATGCGATGGGAGCGGTTTTATAACACCATACCTGCCAATCGTCGCAGTCGATATAGGACGTCGATCCGTCCACCGCTAAAATACTGGTGGCCATAAAATAAAACGCGGCATTCTCCGGGCATTTGCTCATTGGCAGCGAATAGTCTGATGCCGCACCACTAATGGGGACGATAAACATAATCCATTCTTGATCGTCTGTGGGTGCCCGACTGGAGAACGCGGCTCCGCCAGCATGTCCCTGTCCGGAGATGCCCGGTAAAATAGTGGCCGGCGTTACCAATGCCGTTCCGACTGCGCCATATGCATGTTGACCAGGAGCAGATCCTCCATTTGTGATGTATGCTCCTCCACCATAGGAAGTCGCCAGAACTCCGGCTGTCGCCTCTGGCGTCACGCGGGATATCACGCTATTTGATCCAGAAGATCCTGGCGCGCCCACGCCATCACCTCCAGCCCCAATGTTAATGCTATAACACTCAGTTACGGGTGGCGCGGTGACGAGAGTAAAACTACCTGTCAGCACGCCCCCGCCACCGCCTCCGCCACAGGTTAATCCATCAAGGCTTCCGCTGCTCCCACCACCGCCACCTCCGACAAGCAAATATTCAACCACTCCTCCGACAGCGCCGATGACATAGATTGCAGCTCCCGAACTAAATGTATAGAGGTGATAACTCAGTCCGCCATCGGTGACAGTGGTGTAGGAAAATTCCTCTCCATATTGATTTTTAATAAGGATCGCAGCTGAGACTAGGACGCGGACATAGCACACACCACTCCCTCCACTCCCCGCAGAAGTATTTCCTACGGCCCCTCCACCGCCGCCACCAGTATGCGCTTCGCCACTAGTGGCTAAACTAACCAGATCAGCACCGTTGCCGCCACCGCCTTGGCCACCCTGTCCGGCATTGCGCCCACGCTGCGCGCCGCCGCCGCCGCCGCCAAGCCACAGCACCGCGCCTGTGAAGGTAGTGCGGATTCCCTTGCCGCCGTCACCGCCGCGCTCTTTAGTGGCCGCGTGTCCATCCTCACCCGCGCCGCCGCCACCGCCACCACCGCGTGGCGACTCTTGCTCAAAACCGACAGAGCGCAAAATATCAGGAGTCAATTTAACAGGCGTGTTGCCGCGATGAATGGCTCGCGATGCGTTTTCCAACACATACATTCCGGCGGCGTGCGCATTGGTGATAAATCCCGTCTCGTCCCTCTCCATTATGTTTCCAGAAAATTCCTCGTATGGAGTAGCGGGAGGCCTTAGAGTCTCAGTATAAGTATGCCCATCCAATGAAATTGACCAATTGGCGGTATACCACATTGATGGCTCGCATAAAATTCCTTTCCCAGGGATGGCAAAGGTTGGCGGCGTGGCGCTTAAATCAACAACGGCTCCAGCAGTATTACTCAGCACGAACGGAGCCGATGTAAAGCCCAGAACACTAGCGGCCACATCGTATAGGTCATGTATGCCCACGGCGGGCCATGGCATTGCAGAATAGATCACGCCACCCAGAGAATCAACCCGAAGGGAAATTGCCTTTTCCGTGATGGCAGCACCGCTATCCACTCCCCATCTACCGTAGGAGCATGGGCAATGCACAATATCGCCAACGTCATTGTGAACTAGGTCGCCAGCCGAATCTCTACGCAGCGTCATAAATCCCCCTTAAGCCGTGACGCAGTTGGCGGAAGTGGCGTTGATAACCACGCGCCGTTCGGCGCTCCATTTGTAGCAAATCAGGCCGATGCTCGTGATGTGATACCAGCGATCCTGCTGAAACTGATACCACGTTTTATCGCCGGAACTGTAGTAGGCGTCGCCCAGGCATTCCGTCATTTTAATGGCGTCGTATGGAACATCGTCTCCATCGACTGGCGGATTTTCTGGATCGAAGGCTACTGTACTTCCGCGAGACGTCTCTTGGTGGACGGTGGTGTAGGAAAGGTCAAGGATGTTGCCTGACGATACATCAATACTTCCACCCCCACCCCCACCCCCTAAAAGAATCTTACAGAAATCATTATTGCTGGTGCTTATGCGCCCAATAATCTCAGCTCTTGTCTGGGTGGTAGTGGCACTCAAAACACCTTCACCACTGGCGATGTCAGCATAATTGCCAGTAGTCTCACCCTTGACAATGGCAATGACTTCTCCTTGGATGGTGACGCGCCCACAGCCACCTTTAGGCAATCCATCTTCGGCAATACCCCATGCTAGTCCGGTAAGGGGAACCAAGTCTCCTAGGTCACTAGGGGGTGTTTGGCAAGGGACGGGAGCAGTGCCACCCATGAGGATTGAGTAATCGTAGGTGTCGGCTGTTTTAAAAAGCTGGACAGGTGCGAAGGGAACAACCGCATTGCCAAGATTTTCGCACATGATTTTGATCTTGTTGACACCGCCTGAATTCTTGCTTTGTCCCACGAAGCCCTGATCACGGAGTTGAGTATAGGCCGCAATGAGGTCGTTGATATGGCTGGCTTTAATTCTTTGTCCAGCGGATACCTCAGCTAATTCTCCCATCACAAAGCCCCTCCCCCATGCCCACCTTCAATGTCAGGAAGTTCCAGCTGAGTAAAATCACCGTCCTCATACACTCGTGCCACGTTTACAGCACCCACAGCGGGACGGAGAATTTGAGCTTCTGTCACTTTGAATGGACTGTATTCCGGCCATGTAGCATCATGCCAGCGAACAGGTATTTCATATGCAGGAGTTCCTTCAGCGCCGGTTGCCCAATCTACTATTTGCAATCCTGTATCGGCAACCAATTCAATCGTTGGACCAGCTGAAAATTTATAGGTGCAAGAATACGAATATGTCGAGACACCACCCACCAGCGTCAGCTTCTTTTCCACATCAGCTCCAAGAAAAAGAACCTGTCCCGCTGCATACACATCAAAGGCAGCTGCATTGAGCTTACCTGTAAGCAAGAACAGAACACCCTGATAAGCGGTAGTATATTCAGCCGCTGTTTTCTTGGCGAATACTTCAAAGGTATGAACGGGGGATAGATAATCAATGCCCTCCACGGTTCCATCCGGGTTGCGCTTCATTGGGATGTATGCTTCAACACCAGTTCCCGTTGCTGTTCCCGTATAGTATTTGACAGGACCGATCATCTTCTTTTTGTTCTGTGTCCCAATGCTGATGCGCTTCACTGTCTCGGTTGATGTTGGTTTGGACGATGAAGAATCAGAATCGCTACGACTGTCAACATAGTTATATGTTATGGCATATCCTTGTTGTTCTGCGACAGCTTGAATATCATTGCAGACAAGCTGAGTCACACCATCATAAGGATAAACGCTGCCATACCCAATTCCAATATCAGCGATTGCCGTATAAGGGGTGGTGAGCGTAGAGATATATTTGATGCTCGCCACCAGCTTGCCACCCTTAATGATGCCAGCCCGATGATCAGCGATTACCGCATAATTAGCCATAGGTCTACTCCTCAGTCTTCAGCGTACACAGCACCCGATTCACTACCTGCATCAGCGATAGCTTGATTCGCCAGATTCTTCAGATACTCATTGCTCTTTTTCTGTTCTTCAAGCTGGCTCTTGCTTATGTCAATCTGGGCTTTTTTGTTTGCCTCATCCCAAGTTTGAGCAAGCGAAGAAGTGAAGCCAAGTCCACCGAACTGAAGCATTGCTTTTTGAGTTGGGGTTCCTTCAGCTGGTTTGAGGGAACCATCTTTACCCTCACCATCCCCACCAGCTTCCCCAAACTTGCCAAAAGGTTCCATCAGCTTTTTCTTTAAGCCAGCAAATGAACCCAGCATTTTATCGATCAGGGAGCCAGAACTCACGGGAGAAGAACCATCATGCGCGACTGCCTCCTTATTGGCTAGCTCATAAGCTTTGCGAGCCGTCTCAGCGGCTTTATCTGATTCCGCAAGCGCATCCCCAAAGATACTGGCTTTCGGCTTCGCATTAAGCTCCATAATCAGCTTGCCGTATTCTTCAGAGATTGCCTGGAACTCCTGCTCGCTAGACGCAATCATCTCCGGAGTCACACCCTTCAGTGGGCTGGTGCCATCCTTCTCTTGCTGGATTTCTTGGGCGAGCAGGTTACGCTCTACGCGCAAGGCTTCAGCACGCTTTTCCTTAGCCTCACGGCTTTTATCCTCACCAATGAGGCCAAGCTTAGTACCACCCATTTCTTCAGCAGCCGCATTATACAGCTCAATGATTTTGTTAATGGCATCCACGAAGCCTTGCACCAGCTGCTGAAGCCCATAGAGAATAGCCGACTTAAATTCATACCACTTCATCTCAGCATAAAGCCAGCCCATACCCAAGTATTCACCAATGGAGATTCCGCCAATGCGGAAGCTCTCAATCATGTCCCACAGTCCAACATCAATAATTCCGAAGCCGTCCAAGATGCTAACAGCAGCCAAGGCGATAATCCCCACCAGACCAGCTGGCCCAAGAATCACGCTGAAGCTTTTCATCAGCAGGGGTACGACGGTGGTGAGCATAGCCAGCACTGAGTTGAACCACATTGCCCCTAACCCAGCAGTGACAAAGGCCACTCCCACAGCAGCCACCACCGTCGCAGCACCAGCAATGTAAGGAATAAGGTAGTCATATTCCTTGGCGAGGTCTTTGATAATAATGATACCGTTAGCCAGGACGGTCTGCAGATCAACAAGAGCCGGTGTTAAAGCCATAGCGATCGCAGTAGACAAGCCCATGTTGGCAGCTTTGACGGTGGTCCAAGCGTCATCAAGCTCATCGAGCTGGGCTGCTTCTTCCTTGGTGAGGGAAATGCCTAGACGCTGGCTCTCGAGCATGTATCCCTTCATCTTCTCAACATCACCAAGAATGGGGAGCAGCTGCTGAGCTGAACGACCAAATATCTTTTGTGCCAGTGCTGCCTTTTCCCCGGGATCAGCAATCTTACCCAAGGCTTCCGAAATCTTCATGAAGCGTTCTTCGGGCTTTAGGTCTTTCAGTTCCTTGGCGTTAACGCCCAAACGAGCAAAGACTCCACTCGTATCCTTGCCCGTTTGGGTAACTCGATCAAGTTGCATAGCCATGGTTCGGGCTGCGATAATAACCGCTTGCAAGCTAGTCCCGTTCTGTTCGGCTGCGTATTTCATTCCCGTGAGAAATTCAGTGGCCATCCCCGTCCGCGCTGACATATCATTTATGGCAGCACCATAGGCCACCGACTGGTGGACCGCATTAGTGAAGAACGCATCAATACCACCACCGACAGCGGCAAAACCTCCCCCGATGACAGACATGTTACTGGAGAAGTTTTGCAGCCGATCTTGGAGTCGGCTGAGCCCTTGCATCACGCCAGAGTCATCAACTCCAATTTGAATTGAAGCATTGCCTGCAATAATTTCCCCAGCACTCATAATCTATCCTTTCTTCATTTCATTTTGCAATTTAGCGTCCGTCAGCCAATTCTGAATGCTCATGGACGGATTCTTGGTGTGTGGTGCTGGCTGAGCTGGTTTATTAACTCGCCCATCGGAAGATATCTTTGCACCAAACATGGCGTTCATACTTAGACTGTTTTCTTTGCAGCGGACTTCCACGCGCCAGAGTAATTCTATTGGGGTGAAGTCCCATCCTTCAATTCCGCAGAACCCGGCAAAACCGTGGAGCTCTCGGAGGGTGAATCCAGTGTGAGACTTTGCTCCATCTTCCGGATTGCCTGTTCCCTCACTTTGCTGTGCTGGCGGTAGGACTTCTCCCACGCCAGCTTCAGCACGTTTTTTTCAGCACTCCCGCAAGCGTCAAGGATTGCCTCATACAGTGCGATAAAAGCTTGCTCAGCAGTGTCGGCACTCATACTGTCCAGCAATTCGTCGCGCTCCACGGGAACCTTCAGCTCCGTGGCTTGCTTCTCCAAGGAGAGCCACAGAAGCCCAAGGAATTTCCTTGGATCAGAGAACAAGCGGGTGATGCTGTCTTTATTGAAGGCGTCTTTAAACAGCTCCGCACCGTCAAACATCTCCGCATATTTACGCGCCGTCAACATGGTGACACGTGGTGTCCAGTTACGACCTTGGCTATCGGTGAATGACCTCGCCATCTCATATCCTCCTTAGGGATTTTCCTGTACAGTATACGTCATCACAAAATCAAATCAGCTTCCAGTGCCAACCAAACGTGGAGCACCACAGACGCGGAGACTTACCGGATAAGCCAGAGGCCCGTTGAAAGGCTGGTTCCAATCAAACTTGGTGATGAAGCAATCAAACTCCCAGCCATTGCCATCTTCATCAGTCATCTTGGCCACTGCCTTGGTTCCAGCCACAAAGCTGGTCCGCATGGCGGCGATAGTCACAGCCCCGGTGCCATCCTTGGGATCAATGCTGTTAAGTGTGATGCTCATTTCCTTCAGGCCGGGTATAAAGTTTTTCCAACCCGCATCACCTCGAGTGGTGACATCAATTTCGGCCTGTGACAGGGAACCGTTGACGTCACCGTTGACAGCACCCAATTCCGAAGTCGCCCAATAAAACTTTGCCTTGAACCCAGCACTCGCAGACTCACTCATAGTATCACTCCTACTTAAATTACCTGTCCAGAACGGTCGCGGTCACTTCAACCACGAAGCCGGGAAAACCGATTCCATCGTTAATACTCTTGGGAGGCTGAGCACGAACCATCACAGTGCTAAAGCCGGTAATGGTTAAGCTCTGCCTTTCTAACGCTCGCCACACCAGCCAAGCCGCTTGTTTGATGGTAGTCCAATCCCTTTGTTTGTTACCGTATACGCTGACGGTAGCATTTATATTTGCACCAATGGTGCTTCGCGTCCCAAAGTTTGAATTACCTCCTGTATCATAGATCATAATAGCAGGGTATGCAGTATCTTCGGGCATGGGATTGATCGTAAAGATTGCCGGTGTTCCCGTCGTCCCATTAAACTTGTACGTCGCCAATAAGTTGGTGATCGCAGTGATAACCACCAGCTTATCGCGAAGAGCTTGAACCAGCATATGAACTCCTAACGTTTAAGCATTTTGTGGAACAGCTTTGGGAACTGGGGTATTACCTTGTTGAAGGCTGGTCGCATAAACGGACGAGCTGGTATGCTGACGGACTTCACCAAGATAAACATCAATTCATCTTTCTTAATAATCTTGCCCTTGTGCTTTTCTGCGTTCTTCAGAACCAGCAATGCCAGCTCTTCACGGACTTGGATAAATGTCAGCTCAAACTCATTGGCTCGCTTTCCATAGGCCATAGGGTGGAACGGTATAGTGAGCCACTGCTTTGTGACGGGCTGAATGTTTGGCCGTCCAAACTCCTGAACGCTGCCATACTTAATAGTTGGACCGACAACGTAATGTGTCTCATCCTTTTGTGCTACTGTAATACTTGTACGCAAAGCTCCAGTCTGCAGATTAGGTGGATCGCCCACATTGCTTGGAGTGTGGTTACTTCCACCACCTTTGCTTAATAGTTCTTGGGCTGTTCTTTGCACTAGAAGAGCGCACTGTTTGACCGGTTCCATCTTGGCAGCTTTGACTCTGGCACGAATTTCATCCGTCCTAAGATGATACTTAACTTGAGTCTTAAGCTTCCATCCAGCCATGGGCGTATCCTTTTATATTGGCTTGATCGGCTGAGTTGTTTTCTCCACGGAGACAGCCATGTTAATCGCCCCCGGCTCCCGCGAAATACTGGTGACGCGATAGTACGCTATCTTGGAGGTGAGGCTAATCACCGTAAAGTAGACGACCAAGCTGAACGATGTTCCCCCAAGAATGCTTCGAACATATGCCCAATAATTACTGGGAACCAGCGTGATCGAGATTGTACCATCACCAGCTCTTGCTCCGGCAGAAGACCAAGTTGTTGATCCGAGTGCGGCAACATATATCGTATTGGATGACCCTGCGTCACTACCAATAATCGTAGCCGTCGCACCAGTGCCTAGTCCATTGTCCGAGACTGTCAGCGTGGGTGTGGCAGGAGGATCGCCGCCGCCACCAATGACCAGCGTTCCCGTCAGCGGGTTTTCGCTATGGCTGTAGCCAGTCCCGGCCCGGACATCGCCAGCGACGGGATAATTTAGGTCGAGCGGCGTGGCGCGCAGCTCATAATCGCCGTCTGCATTAACCTTGATGAATACTGCCCCCAATTCGGGAGGCGTAACATCGGCCATGTCTGATCCTCCTAAATGTCTGCCTGCTGGGGCGGGGTAAAATTAGAAGTCCAAAGGCACACGTCGTTCAGGATTCGGATATTTTGCAAATAGCCAGCATACCATTGATTGGTACCATTTTGCGAGCCAATACATGTGGTTGACGCGGAGAATGTGTAACTGGTGGTGTTGGCACTCCCAGTGACTGTTTGTGCCACGCCATCGATAAACATATACACCACGCCTGATGCCCGCGTAATCGCGAGATGGTGCCAGTTGCTATCTATAAAATTAGTAGAAGAGAACGCACATGTGCTTTGATAGCCAACGTTGCTTCGCCCCAATTTCAGCGAGGCGGTACTACTACTGGTTTTCCATAGGTGGATCAACGCGTATCCAACAGTAGATGTGCCAATCAAGGTGTTGTATGAGCCAAACGCCGTAAATCTAGCCCACCAGTCAGCAGTAAAATCTCCGGTACCAAAGCTCAATGAGCTGGCATCGGTGATGCGTAACCATGAAGTGCCATTCAGATACAGGGAATTATTCCCAAAATAGTGCTGATCCGTTGAGATAACCGGGCTGCCCGCGCCTACCGTAAGGTCCAGTCTGTTTTTGCCGTCATCACAGATAAAATCTTTCCCGCGAATGAGCAGATCAGGCCGGTAACTACGATGATTTGGAGTCGCGTTGATGATCCTCATTTGCTACTCCATCACGAAAACGGCTTGTAGTGTCAGGTCACTAGCGGCTGTGCTGCCCACAGTTCCATCACCAGCGGCAGTGCATTCGATCTCAATTTCTTCGCCATTGGCCACGCTGTAATTCGTGGTGTTAATGGCCACCGCTGAATTGACAACCCATGACGTAGACGGCTGAATGCCCGCATTAGTGTTGGCAGTCGAGACGCGCGAACCGGCGATTAACAGGTTGATTTTCGGCTGCGTAGTTCCTGCAGATGTTTTGTTTTTAGCCTCAAAACTCACACAATACGCCTTGGGCAAACGCCATGAAGCATAGACGGACATCATCGACGCTAGCAAACTGGTTGAAGTCGCCGCGCCATAAAAGCCCGCGATGTTGGCCGACCAGTTGACCGCCTTCACACCGCTGAAATAAAGTTCAGTCAACGCACCCGCGCCAGTGGTGAGCGGAGCACCCTTGATTGTCAGCAGGTTGGAAGTGATCGCGCTGCAAACCGCGTAATAGTAAGTGCCGGAAAGCTTAAACTTGATAGCCATGCCAACCTTGATTACGCCGGTAAGGTCGCTGGTCATGGTGATCGTGGAAGTGCTTGCGGCGGTAGTGGCAAATGCGGAGGTTTGATTCCAGCCGTCACCAGGTGCCACCGTCCCAGCTTCCGCACCCACGCCAAGCAGGGCCGCGCTGCCAAGCCCAAGCGCGGTACGCTGGGCCGCTACGCTTTCCGCTGTGAGCAGCGATCGCCCGTAGATGGTGCTATCGCTGAGGGTGGTGGAGTCCTGATTGTGGCTGGTTGGGGCCGCGCCCACATTCTCGGCGTCAAGTACGACCACGCCAGCTTGACCATTGACGCTCACAACCGCGCCGCCGCCTCCCGTTGTTACCCAGCCTGATTCGGCATCCCAGAGATAGATGGCATCGTTCCCACCTGTCACGCCTACGGTCGCATAATTGCCAGCGTTGGACGTAGGGTAGGCGGTTTGCAGCGCCGATAGACTGGCGAAGTAGCCAAGGTAGTAGCGCAACACATCCGGCATATATGTAATGTTGATTTTGCTGTCCGTTCCGAGCGGAGCCACGCCAGAGGCCGCGCCTTTTTGCGTCGTCGGAATCGCCGCAGACCCAGCCGCAGCACCCGCAACCAGAGCCGCGACGGTAGCCGCGTTAGTGCCATCGGAAAGATTGCCGGAAAGCAGAGCATTCTGCCAGCGGGCGGCAGCGGTGCCGAGATCTGAAGTGGTGACGCCAGCAGGTGGCAAAAAGTTATTCGACATTATTTAAGCTCCCTATTTAAGCTTATGCTGAACAGCAGCTTCAAGCTCTTTCTTGGTGGCAAACTTCTCAAGGCAGTCGATGGGGTGGGACGCCAAGGCTTCTTTAACGCTGGATACGCCAAGCTGGACTTCGAGAATCGCAGCGAGCAGCTTGTCACTCACAGCACTGTTTCGGTTCTGTGCGTCTTTAATCTCACGATATAAATTGGTTATGGCTTCATTGTTGGCTTTACGATCTTCATGAGCTGTTTTTTCCATTGCATCAACTCTCTTGTCAATCTGGTTATATGCCAATTTAACCAAGCCCCCAATACAGGCCACACAGATACCGAAAGCCCATAGCACTGTCCCTCCGTCGATAGTCATTGCCCTTCCCCTTGTCTATATCAGCTTTCCTGTCTTGGCCAGCGTAATGATATTCTTGACTGATTTTGTTGCACCCATCTCCGCAGCCTTTACTCCAATCTGTCCTGTCACCGTATCAATCGCGTCCTCAGTGGAGGTGCCCTTCAGCTCGAGCCGAGCAGCTTCTACTCCTTGGGCAACAGCCACGACCGTTCGCTTATACCGTTCGCTGGTGGTGGTGTAGACTATAGCGTAAAGTCCAAGCCCCATCACCACCAGCCCAGCCAAACTTACCACCAGCCAAAAACAATGCTCTGGATAGGCCTCTACAGCCC